ATTTTTAATATTTTATTAAAGAATGGTATAACAACAAATGATATAAATCCGAAAGAGAATTTTGCAAATGTTATTAATATAAAATATAATAGTCAGGATCAAATAAATTTAAATAATTTTATAAATAAAATTTTATCTACTCCTTTGAATAAAATAAATATTAAATCGCAATTATTTGATTTAAAATTTCATAAAGTTTCATTATTTTTTGAGATTTATCCAGATAAAAATAGTTACGATTTTATAAATTATTTGAAATATACAAAAGCATTTGATAAAATCAGAAATAAAATATTGAACACGCCTTTAGGGAAATTCGGTATTTCAGATGAATATATAGACGAAACATCTAGGATCCTTATTAAAAATTATTTTATTAGTAATTTTAAACTTCCTTTTGAGAATATTAATATTTCGGAATGCAAATTAAAATATTTTTTAAATAAATATACTATAAAATATTTGACTGGTTCAACAGAAAAAATAAATATTTCCCCTAACAGACTGAGCGATAAAATTTTATGTAAAGATCTAGAAATTCCTAATTACATTGTAGATAAAATGCCTTTCCTGTATGTTTGGTTTTCGGAAAAAAATACGAATGAATACACACAGGAATTCATTAAAACTTTAACTCCAGATGAAAAGAGAGTCTACAGTGGAATTTTTAATGAGATCCCAGCTATAAAAATTTATCAATATCTTAAAGTATCTGATCTGAAAAAAACAGGACTAGTACAATTATCAAATAGTTTACTTATTGACGACATTAAATTACCTGATGGTTTTATTAGACCAAATGATAAACATGTATATGTTTGGTTTAACCTGAAAACAGTAACAGGAAATACTAAAAAGTTTATTGAAAGTTTAAGTGAAAATATGATTTTGGGATATGAAAGTCTTTTCCAAGATTTATTTGTTACGGAATTCAAGCAATTTGCACTGAATGTTTATCCTAAAGATGTAAAACCCGAAGTCTTGGAGAAGAGATTATTATTAAATCAAGTAATAGGATTACGAAAAACAAGAGAATTAAAACGCTCTGGGTTGTTAAAGATTGTAAATAAAATTCCATTGTATACTTTAAATCGTGATTTACCAAATGGTATTCGTGCCGTCAAATTCACTGGAGATCCTAATACAGAAGTATATATCTGGTTCAATGATACATTTGATGTGAACGATGGTACTAAAAGATATAAAAATAAATTAGACCCAGAAGACAAAAAACGTCTTGAAGAGTATTTCGGGAATCTTTTGATTTCTGATTTTAAAATACTATATCCCAAGCCAGAAGATAACCAATACTATTATAAATTAATCAATGAGAATGATTTTGAATATAGTTTTGAAAATAAATTAATTACTCTTCATGATTTAAAACAGTCAGGACTTGAAAAATTAAATGATAAAATAAAAATCTCAGAATTAAATCTTCCATATGATTTCGTACCAGGGTTGAATAACAATGCATATGTATGGTTTGGAAATAAAACACAAAATACTTTTAGAGACAGTTTGACTTCGGCAGAAAAGGAAAAGTTTGAAGATTATTTTCTTAACTTACCTTTGAGTATGTTTGGAAATTATGCTAACGCAATTTTACCTTCAGATTACAAAGAAGGAGTAGAAAATTCTGATGTTTCATACAAGTATATACCCTTGGATTTATATATGCCGACAGAATTTACACTAAGAAATAATTATTTAATTGATGTTCTTCCTCCTAATGTAACATTTGAATTTTTGAAATTTTTTAATAGTCTCCCATTAGATTTATTTATAAATTCTAAAGAGTATAAAAATGTATATGAGATAACAGACAAAGGACAAATTATAAGTTCTGATGTTTTGAAACCTATAAACAATTATTCGATAAAAATAGATAATGTATATGAAAATATTGAACAAATCAAAGAGGAAAATAAAAGTTTATTCCAAGAGTTATTTGACGGGTTCGTTAAAAATGTTGATATTTCAGGTGAATTTGCAGACTGTAGAATTTTATCTGGAATGTATACTGACCAAATGAGCTTTATCGACTCAGCTAATCCAAAACTTATAAAAGACAAGCAATTAATACTAAAAAATGGAAATGTTGAAGGTAATTTTAAGTGTAAAATAACAAATGGTTTTTTTGCAGGTGTGGTTAGTGAATGCGAAATTAACGGTCCTGGTACATATTATGGAAATTTTAAAATTACCAAGTCAACTAATGAGATAAGCGTGGAAGGTAAAATACAAAATGTAAAAATTCAAGATGCTAGTATAAATGGCTATGTGACTGGAAAAATAAACACAAATGGAACCGAAACAGAACACAAGGAAGAATATGTAGAAATGAAAAATTGCAGTAGTGATGATATTACAATACTTGGATCATTTAATGGGTTTGCAACACCACTTGATAACACCACAGCTAGTGGTGTAATTAAAGGAACTATTAATTGTTCTACTATTTCTTGTATTATCACGAAAGATGAAATAAGAGACAATATTAAATATATCTATCCTATGATACAAGAAATTTCATATTGTAATTGCGAGAACTCTGATTTTGAAGGTACAATAAATGGCAAAGTGTCAGGAAAAGAAATTAAAATTATTGATACCTTTAAAGAAAATGTTAAAATAAGTGGATACACAGAATCTTTCAAGGGAGAAATTAAAAATGTTTCATTATTAGGATTTATTAAAGGAGATATCATAAATAATATTAAAGGGCTTATCAAAGGTAAAAAAATTATTCCTCTGAGACTCAAAGAAGAAAGTAAATACAATGACACAATCAGATATGAAAAATTTTTCGGAGGAATTAACAAATCATTTATTGATTCTGGAAATGAATTACTAGAATACATCAATAAGAATAGTTTTTATGCAAAATTAAGTATTGACACAGAAAAACGTTACACTTCTTTATTAAAGTCATTAACTGTTCCTATAACAAATGGTTTCACAATTAGACAATATGTGGCTTGGAATTGTGGATTAGAAGATAATTCTCTAGAATGGTATACAGAGTGTTATAACATACAAACAAATTTTATTCAAGATCAAGGTAACCTGCTTTTATATTATTATAATAATTTAATAGATAATGAAAATAATATTCAAATACTTGTATATAATTTATTAAAAGTATTTAATTTTAATTTTGAATTGATTAAAAATAAAATTAAAAATATTCCTTTTGATAAAGATATTTATATGTGTGTTTACAAAACAGTCAAAAGTCAGATAGTATTCTTAGAAAAGTTTATTGAAAGTGTGGATATTATAAGAGATAAAGTTTTTGAACTTAATTTGAAAGCTTTGCAAATACAGGAAAAAATTAGTTCTTTTAGATTTATTAAATTATTAATAGATACTAGGTCAGAATTTTTAATTACAATTGATGAAAGAATTAAATATTTATTAACAAATGATCAATTAGAGTATATTGAATATATAGAAAAAGATTTCAAATCTTCCTTAGATTCGATTAAACAACGTTACACAAACGAACTAAAAATAGAGTTACAAGAAGTAGAAAAAGATTTTTCCAGCAACGAAAAAGAAAAAGCGATTAATAAATATAAAAAATATCTGATTGATTATTTTTTATATACAAATAAACAGAGCAGGGACATAATAGACAGAAATTTAGATGCTATAAAAATTGGTAACCTAACAGACTTTGAGGGAAATTTTATTAACAGTGTAATAAGTAGAAATAAAAATTTTATAGATAGAAAAGCAATAAGTGTTACATACTCCAAAGATATTTCTTTACTTCATGAGGAAAAGAAATTTGATTTGATATTGCCAAATTTGGAAAAATTGGAAACCATTAAAAATGTAGACCTTGTAACATTTTCAACAGAAGAACAAGTTACTGCTTATAAATTACTCTATTCATATAATTTGTGGTTATTTAATCCTCCAATTTTTTATATAGATATTATAAATAATCGTAATTTAGAAAAAAATCCTGAACTACGATTAAATTATATTAAAAATGGACAATTTATAACTAAAGAAAAATTTCCAGAAAAAAGATATTTAATTTTAAATAATATTTCAATAAAATATATAAAAACATACACAGAAGCTAAAAAAGAATTAGAAATATTAAATTTTTATAAAAATTTTTCAAATAAAATAATTATTAATTTAAAAAAGGTAAAAAATTCAAATAATATTGTTCAACAAAAAAGAAATATTAATAAAAATATCCTAAATAATATTTTAACCTCTATATTACCTGGAGTAATTACATTTACAGAATATTATAACACCGTAGAATCTGTTATTGAACTCAAAAATGCCGATCTGGTTAAATTAAAAACAAAATTTGATGAATACAAAATTACCAAGTGTAAGAACCCTAATTCTCAGGAATGTATTAATTTTGAAAATAAGTATATTGGAGATTTGCGAAATATAATAAATGATTTACCAAATATACCATCTGGAGTAAATACATTTACAGAATATTATAACAAAATAGAATCTATTATCAAACTTAAACTTGCTGATCTGGTTAAATTAAAAACAAAATTTGATGAATACAAAATTACTGAGTGCAAGAACCCTAATTCCCAGCAATGTATTAATTTTGAAAATAAGTATATTGGAGATTTGCGAAATATAATAAATGATTTACCAAATGAATATTTGGATGAAATAAATAATAAAATTTATCAAAAAATAAATAATTTACCAGATAATGAAATAAATAAAATTAAAAATGATACAATTATTAAAAAACTTTATAATGACAAACTAATTACATATAAAAATGAAAGAGATTATAACAGAGAAACAAGAATAGAATCAAAAATAGGGAACATAGAAAATATATATGAATATCTAGATGTATATGAAACTGAATTAAAAAATTCAAAGGATGTAGGCTTAGAATATTTAGACAATGATATTCATATGGAAACAAAGATTGAAGAATTTAGAAAAGCCAAAGAAGAGAAGGAAGAAGAAGAAAAAAGAAATATAGAAAAAATAAAGGCAAAGATAGCTGAAGAAATTAAGAAAAAAGGATTGGAACCAATCCCTATTAATGAATATTATAACACTCTTGTTACTGTTATACAAACATATAAAATTAGTACTGGGCTTTTTGTTGATCAATTCAAAAAAGATAAACAACAGTCAGAAGCTGAGATTAAACTTGATATATCCAAATATTATGAATTTATAAATAAAAGGTATTTTACATGTGAAGCAACAAACCTGAAGTATTTTCTGGATCGAATAAAAAATGAAATTAATGGTAAATTAAAAGAATTAGCAGGCAAGTTGGGTCTTATTTACGAAGACACAAAGGAAGTCCCTGAAGAAAAAGAACCCGAAGAAAAGAAAGAAGAGGAAAAGAAAGAAGAGGAAAAGAAACCAGTGAAACAAAAATCTAAGGGAAAAGAACAAGAGAAACAAAAACCAGAGGAAAAGAAAGCAGAACCGGTACCAGAGAATAAAAAACTTAAAGAATCAAATATTAAGAATCCGCCTCCACATGGTCAAGATATAATAGATTATTTTAAAGCTCTAAAACAGCTGAAATTTATTTTAAATTTATCTGAAGAAAATTATGAAATAAACAAGAAAAAACCTTCTAGTCTATTAAATATTGATAATGAAATTAAAATGAAAAAACTTGAATTGGAAAAAGAAGTATTTGAGTCAGACAAAAAGAATATGAATTTATTTTATGGGGATGGTGTGTTTTTACCAATAACAAAATTGGAAAATGTTTATAAAGAGCCTTCTATAAAATTCAGTTCAAAATTCGAGGCACTCGATGCTTATAAAATCAATTTGAAAAAAGGAATAAATGTTTTGTCTCCAAGCACTACTTTAACAATGGATGTAAATAAAAGTGATAAGTCAGCAACAATTACGATAACTAAAGATTTAGATATTGCAATCACAGAGAGAATTAATTTCATAGGAATAAATTATAATAAAATATCCGATAAATATCATAAAAATTCAGATATTAAAACAAGAGATGATGTTTGTGTGCTTACAAGTGACTTACCTGATATGGATATAGAGTATCAAAAACCTTTGGAACAGAATGAAATGATAGAAATTTTAAATAAATATAAAAACGATGATGAAAAATTTTTTATAGAAAAATATAATATTGGAAAAGAAGATATTGATAAATTTTTTATTAAAAATGCTTTAGGACAATTTATAGTTAATAATAAAACTGAATTAGAATTCAAAAATTTTATAGTGTCATCTTTAGCAATGAAAAAACTTCTTTCTCAAGAAGTAACTATAAATTTTAATAGAAAAATTCTTTATTGGAAAAGAAGAGCAGAACTTAATTATACATTTATTAAAAAGGCTAGGCCATTTGTTATTAAGAATTTAGCTGTATATACAAATTTAATAAATGAAAATTATGAAAATTCTAATCCAGATTTTTCAAACATTAAAGATCCTAAACAAAAAATTATAAAATCAATAGATGGAAAATATTATGATAGAATTGAGTCTCTCACAAAAGAATATAATAAATTAGCAAAGCTAAATGAAGAAGAAAGTATAAATGTTATTAGAAAAATCATAAATAAAATAGGGACAAGTTTTACATTTGGGGATATAAGTAATGTAGATTATACAACAATTAAATATTCTATAGATGTTGACAGTAACTATAATGGAAATTTGAATAATTTACTTCTTGAATATACTGTAAAAATAGTAAAGGAACAATTTCTTATTCTCGGATTGAAAAAATTATATTATATACAAAATATATTAATTGGACTAAAACAAAATAATTTATCGAAGTTTATAACTATTAAAATCGTAAATGGATTACCTCAAGCAGATTTAACCGATTTTTTAAATATAGTAGAAACAAATTCTGAAACTCAACTACAAAAATACGAGAAACAGGTTAAGTTTAATTTAGAAAACACTTTGACTGCTCAACAAAAGTTCTTAATCCAAAGACGAACTGCTTTGATCAAAAATATAGTTTCAAAATTAGAAATAGATAATACCCAAGAAGTAAGAAACGCGAAAAAATTAACAGAACAATGTCCAGGATTGGATGTTAACTCTGACAACATTATTTTTAATAAAGAATTGAAGACCTGTAAATTAAATTTAATAGAAGACAATTTAAAAAATTATGATATAGACACCCTGAAAACATTTTTCGACTTACTTTCAACCAAAAATTATAAACCAACATTATTTTTCATTGAAATGTATATTATTTTATTCAATAAAAATTATAAGTATATTCCAAATACAGTAAATTTAAAAATGCAACCTACAGAAAAGAATATAGAATCATATATTAATGCTCTTAGTAATGAAGCTCTTGCGGAATTATTTGGAATTTCTTTGGTAGACTTTAAAAAGTTTTCAAACTTGTATCAAACAGATAAATTAAATGTTGTTAAATTATTTATTTCTGAAAATAAGATTATTTTAATTAAATTATTAAATCTTTTGTCTTATACCGATATACAGTTAGCAGGTTTAATGAATAAACAACAACAATCTTTCTTAGATGTTATTAGAAAAAATATTATCAATGCTAGAGTATCATCTCAAGATGTTATTGAAATAATAAACAAAATACCTTTTGAGGCAAAACCAGTACATGTAAATAAAGAACAGTTAATAGAGACTATAATTTCAAGATTTAATTTTTTCAATGATCCTAACTATGATAATTTCTGGGTCAAAAATAAAGGTACAGAACCAAGAGAAAGACATATAAATACTAAAGGAAATGTTGGTAAATACGTAGATAGTGTTATAACTTCACAATGTGGTATACCAGACACTAAAGACACATTTAGTAATATTTTGCTTTGCAAGAAAAATAGATTAATTGAAACATTAAGTAAACTTGATTACGAAGATTTATATAATATAGTTTCAAAAGGAAAAGAGTCTATAAATAATTTCATCAAAAATAAAATCGAACAAAAGATCGAAGGAGGAGTTCCTGTGTATACTATACCTATAAGTATTACGATATTTTTCAATGAGATGAGTAAGGTATTATTTGGAGCACCAAAAGAGTTCACATTGAAGTCTATCACCCCAACTTTAATTCCTAATTTATCCTTCAAGGAAAGAGCGGAAAAGTATATAGAAACTATGTCAATACAGGAAATCTCGAATAAGCTTACTTTGAATGAGAATATTTTCAACAAAGTGGTTTCAAATTTTGGAAATAAAAAACTACAAGCACTAAAATATATTATTCTCCATGAGAATTTAAATTTTCCGGTAATTATAGATAAAACAAAATTCAGTCTCACGGAACTATTAGATTTATTTTCTACTGTGAATTATAATTTGATACTGACACTTTCATCTAAAGGTCTTCTGATAGATTTTATCAAAGTGGGTAAACTACCTAAACTTGAAACTACTCCATTTTTAACTGAAATGAAAGAAGTCTTATTCGACAAAGCAAACAAGAAAGGTCACGACTTCAAGTCTGTGTCAATAGATGATGATAATTTTATTCAAATAAACACTATTAAAAATCTTATCGAGAATACACAAATCGATGTTTTATCTTCAAAGTCAGGTATATCTTCGGGCGGTTTTGAAAATATAATGAATTACTTTGGACTAAACAAAACAGAAACTATCGAATTACTTATAATTAATAATATTGGAGATATCAGACTACTTATAACCACTTACTTAAAATCTATCCTCGAGTTAATAGAATTTGGGGAAAAGGTGGGACTGTAATAATTAATTTTATAATATATAATTATAAAATGGAAAGACCTTGCGACGTAAGAGCAACCGCAAAGAATAATGCATACACCAGGGAGGAATTGGTAGTGTCCTTGAAAAACAGGAACATACTCCCTCATAATCATGCTGTATTAAGTAAGGCAGAGCTCTGTAAATTATTTTACAGCAGCAAAGAGAAAGCCCCAAAGCTTTCTAATAAGGATGATAAGAAGCCTGAAAACAATGAACATAACCTATTTGGATTTAATATATGTAAAGATAATTCTAAACTTTATACTCAAGAAGAAATCTTTGAGCATTTGAAGAAAAAAGGTGTCGTGTCTGGCGATAACATTGGAATGAGTAAAAATCAACTCTGTGACTTACTTGAACCTAGATATCCTCGGAATTGTGGAGACCCTAAAAATCCCAATGTCAAGTTAACCAGTGCTCAAATGAAAGTTGTTGACTATATGAGAACTCACAGAGGACTTTTGGTAGTACAAAGTACTGGAAGCGGAAAAACCTTAATGGCTGCAGCAGTAGCAAATTGTTTTTTGAATGCAAGTCGTATTCACAGAGTAATTTTAATTACTAAGGCTAAGCTTATCTTGAATTTTTTAAAAGAAGTAACAGATATGTTTATGATGGATCCTGAATTGCAGTCTAGAATAACTTGCTTCTCGAAAGAAATGTTTCTTAAGAAATTTCCAGCTCATTCTAGTGTCAACTTTCAAAATACATTAATTATTTTTGATGAGTCACATATACTCAGAACATTTGGAAGCGAAATTGCAAAATCTGTCATAGAAGCTAGTAAGACTGCTTCCAAAGTTTTACTGTTAACAGCCACTCCAATGGTAAATAAACCTTCTGATCTAGTAAATCAAATAACCATTGTAAATGGAAGAGACGATAAAATACATGATAAAGAATTTGACAATATTATTTCCAAAGATGAATTCCTCTTGAGAAAATATTTGAAGGATAAGATCTTTGTTAACTTAGACGGTAAAAAAGATGAGTATCCTGAAAGGGTAGACGAAAAAGTAATATTCGAGATGACTCCAGAGTATTATACTAAATACAATATCATTGAAACTCAGACCAAATATAAATATGAAAAACTAGGTGAATTCGACCCTACATCAATTCGTTTTTATATAGATCTACGTAAAGCTTCTCTTTCGCTTGACGGAATGAATAGTCCTAAGATCCTTTGGACTTTAAATAAAATTGCAACTGATGCTCTAGAAGGATACAAGAGTGTCGTGTTTTCAGCATTTAAGGAATATGGTATCCATGTTATTGCAAGAGTATTAACAGAAAAAGGAATTCCCTTTGGTATTATTACCGGAGAAGTTAACGATTACAGTGCAAGAAAATATGTTGAAATGTATAACAATGACGATATTTCTATTTTATTGTTAAGTACTGCAGGAGGAACAGGTATTGATCTAAAGGGTACTAGAAATATGATTATGTTAGAATACAACTGGTCTGAAAGTGAAGATGAACAAGTTATTGCTCGAGCAATTAGACACAGAAGTCATTCACACTTACCAAAAGACCAACAAAAAGTCTATGTATACAGACTCTATATGATAAAGCCTAAGTATGTAACACACGGGAAAACACTTTCAATCGATCAAATTCTTGAGCATTTAGCTTATACCGAGAAGAAGCCTATTATAGATGAAGTGTTGAATATGATGAAAAAGCTTTCTATATAATCACCCGAGTAGAAAGAATGATAGATTTTTAATTTAAGATTAAAAATAATATTTAATTTAATAGTCCCCAAGTGAAAGAGAGACTAGGAATTTTTCCCTATTAAACAGGGATGGATACCTTACACAGACTTTAGGATTTTTAGAGTTTTTTCCGAGTGAACACAGAGACTGGAAAAACTACATTTTTGAACTTTTTCAATTTTTAATTTTCATTAAAAATAATATTTAATTTAATAGTCTCCAAGTGGAAAGTAGTCTGAGAATTTTCCCTATTTATTTTGGGATGGATACCTACCCAGACTTTAGGATTTTTGAAGTTTTTTCCGAGTAATCCCAGAGACTGTGAATTTTGGATTTTTGGAAGTTTTCAATTTTTAATTTTGATTTAATTTAATATTTAATTTAATAATTTCAGTGTCTAAGTAGACTGATAATCATTTGTTGTTAACATTTTTGATTTAATTTAATATTATTTTTAATAGCTTTCAAGTAGAGTTTAGACTAAGAATTTTTCCCTATTAAAAAGGGATGGATACCTACCCAGACTTTATGTTTTTTGGAGTTTTTCTCGAGTAGGGTTAAGACTGTAAAAAATAGATTTTTGAACTTTTTCAATTTTCATTTTAGATTAAAATAAATATTTATTTTAATAATTTCAGTGTTTAATTAGACTGATAATCATTTGTTGTTAACATTTTTGATTAAAATAAATATTTATTTTAATAGTTTCCGAGTGAAAAGTATACACGAAATTTTTCCCTATTAAAATTGGATGGATAACCACCCAGACTTTATGTTTTTTCAATTTTTTCCGAGTGGGGGTTAAGACTGTAAAAAATGGATTTTTGAAAGTTTTTAATTTTTAATTTTCATTAAAAATAATATTTAATCTAATAGCTTCCGAGTGGAGTTTAGACTATAATTTTTTACATTATATAATCATTGCATTTCGAGCATTCGTTAATTCCCAACTCTACTCAACAAAAGATAAAAAATTTATCATAATTTAACCTTGGTTTCTTTGCACCTCAGTATTACTTTTATTTTTTTCTAGTATATTTATATATGAGGATAAAATAGCCAAATACTTTTTAAATAATCTTATAGTTTCAGAATATTTTTTTACTACTTCATCTTCTTCATCCTCTTCTTCATCCTCTTCTTCATCCTCTTCTTCATCTTCATCCTCTTCTTCATCTTCATCCTCTTCTTCATCGTTTGTAATCAATAAAGGACATGCAAAATGAGAAAATTTATCAAGTAAGTATGTATCAGAATAAATTGTTTCTAATTCATCACAATAATTACAAGAAAGAACTTTTAATATAGGATAATTAGGAATAACCTTAATAGGATTTGATTCACAAGAAAGAAAGACTAACAGAGGACAATTAGGAAGAACAGTTATGTTATTCGAATCACAAGAAAGATAACTTAAGAAAGGATAATCTGGAATAAACATTAGTCTATTAGACTGAGCATAAAGATATCGTAATGAAGGATAATTAGGAAGAAAAATTAATTTGTTTTCCCAACACGTAAGTTCTGACAACAAAGGATAAGTAGGAAGAAAAGTTAATTTGTTTTCCCAACATGAAAGTTCTGACAACAGAGGATAATTAGGAAGAGAAGTTAATTTGTTTCTCGCACAATGAAGAATTTCTAATTTATGAAGAAAAGGTAGACTTTCTAGCCCGCACTCTCGACAATATAATTTTTTCAAATTAACAAGGAAAGAAGGTACTCCGTAATTTTTAATAGTAGTACAGTCAACACACCGAATTATTTCCATTTCAATAAGTTCTCTTTTAGACAAATATCCTTTGTAGTAGTCACAAATAACACACATTTTTTATCTTATTTCTTATGAATAAAGAAATAAATCATTTTTTCATTTTTAGTATTTTCCGAGTAGAAAGAAGACTAGGAATTTTCCCTATTAAAAAGGGATGGATACCTACCCAGACTTTACATTTTTTAGACTTTTTTCCGAGTCAAAGATAAGACTGTAAAAACTACATTTTTCAAAGTTTTCAATTTTTAATTTTCATTAAAAATAATATTTAATTTAATAGTCTCCGAGCAGAAAGGACACTAGAATTTTTTCCCTATTAAAAACAGCTGGATAACCACCCAGACTTTAGGTTTTTTCAACTTTTTTCCGAGTTGGGATTAAGACTGTAAAAACTAGAATTTTGGATTTTTACCGCCCTTAATTTAAGATATTTTAAGCAATTTTAAGATTATTTTCTTTTATATATTTATTTAAAATAAATGCTAAAATTCCATTCGGGTTAGAAGGATACCCGAATCCTTTTGGTATAAATAAGTTCGGGCAATTTATTGCAGTAAAAATTATTTTTCTAGTTAATCCTCTTATATAAATTAAATTCATACAATTAATACATTTTAAAACTTCTAAACCGTATGCTGAAAGAATAGTTATCGAGCAGTTCTCAAGTAATAAAGTTTTTAGATTTTTGTAAATGGGAAGCTCTGTTAAATTAAAACAGTTTGTGCATTCTAAATAATTCAAATTTTCAAGTTCTGGTATCTTCTGTATAGGAGAATCTTGAAGAATTAATTTCTTCAAGTTATGATTTGTAGGAATGTAATCTATGTAAGGACAATTAATACATTTTAAACTAATTAATTTAGAAAGTCTCGGTAACTCTTCTATGTTACTGTTGATTAACACCAATGATTCTAGGCTAATAAATTGTGGGAGAGATTTTACACTAACACATCCATTCAGCTTTAATTTTTTCAGAGTAGATATCCCAGGAATTTCTTCTAAATAAACTGATCGTGTTATATCAAGACTTTCTAGTCCTTCTATAGAAGGGATTCTAATCAAATGAGGACATCTATAGAATGTAAGTGTTTTTAGGTTTTTAAAATCATTGGGAATAGTTTTTAAGCATTTGAAATACTCTATTTCTACATTTTCACTGTTAGTTACAGGAGGAAAGGTATAAAACTTGTTTTCACAATTTGTTTTTACATATTCTACTATATCTTCCACAGTGCAATATAGTTCTTCGAGATCAGTTAACCTGGTAATTTTGTTATAAGGTATCTTTTTTTTCACAGGATCCCCATGTTTTTTATAATAGCATACAACAGACATTTATTAATAAATAATAAATTTAACAATAGACAACTTCTAATTTGCAGTCTTCTATTGATATTTGTTTAATCTCGGGGCAATTGTCATACTCAAATTTTAAATTCTTGCAGTATCTTACTCCATTAAGTTTAGGACAATCAAAAATATTCAATTCGTTTTCCCCTTCTTCTTTGATGTAGACCAAATACCCTTCTATAAAACTAATTCTTTCTAATTCAGGGCAGTTCTCACAGTGCAATTTTCTTACTCCTTTAATTTCAGTTACGACCTTTAAGTTTTTACAGTCAACACAAACTGTTTCAAGAATACTTAAACCATTTAAACTTTTTATGCCACTTTTTGAACAGTTTAGTTTCTCCAGGAAAAATATTTCTTTGGGCAACTTTGTTACTGCACAGCCTCGAATATCTAATTTCCTTAAACTCGGAATACCGGGAATTTTTTTAATAGGGCAAAAGGAACAATTTAATTTGTTTAAAACATTATTTTTTGGGATTTTATTCAAATAAAAACACTTAGAACAGTTTAAAAATGTTAATTTTTTATACTTTGGTAAGAATTTTATTTTAGTCTTTGAGCAATTAAGATCTATTAATAAAGGTAAATCTTCGGGAAGACTCTCAAGAGATTCACAATTACTACAGTCAAGGTCTTCTAACTCTTTTAAAACAGGTATAGTTTTTAGTTTAGGACAGTTTTTACAAATAACTATTTTCAAGCTTTGGATTGTCGGCAATGAAATTAAATTAATACAATCCCTGCAATCAATAGCCTCAATCCCTTGTATTTCAGGAATCTGTTTTATACTCTTGTCCAAGCACTCTAGTACCTGAATACTTTCATTTTCGAGATTATTTGTCTCTTTGACTTCGTTTTTAAAAGATGTAATTTTCCACATTTTTAATTACAAAATCGTTAATTCTAATTCATTATTTTCCTTATTTTTATATTTGTCAATTTTGAACAAGTAAAAGATCAGTAAAAATGGCAGAAAAATAAGATTACCGACAAAAAAAGTCAAAACGAAGAAATAAGTTTCATACCAAATATCGTGTCCTATACACACTGCAAGTGATGACCCTAAGTTAACGAATACTGAACACAGAAATTCATTTTTTACATTAAAAGCAAATAGCCCTGCAAAGAAGAATGCAGACCATATCATAAAGCTTAAAATACACAGACTACTCAATGATCCTATATTGTGGATCAGTGCTAGCCCGACAGAATATGTGCATAAATTAGAAATTACTTGTAAACAAATAAAAAGGATTATTTTAATTACCGTCATTGTATTTTTTTTTATTTTAAAATCTCTTTTAGATAGCTATAAATTTGAAATATTCTACTTAATCTTCCAACCGGACAATATCCTCCTGTAATAACAAGATCATTAAATTGTTCCGAGAGAATATTTATAGCAGTAATAAAAACTTCAAAATCGCATTTTGGTAACATAACGCAAACCTCTGCTAATACATCATCTGCATACATATCATCTGCATGGGAATAATTTGGAATACTTGCAATATCATTTGATATTAAATCTAAAACTTGTAAAGAGGAATTTTTAATTGTCGAATCTGCATGTAAAAATATAAGATTTTTCAAACTAATAAATAATAAAATCTTTTCAGCCTTTTCGAACCTTGGTCTTATTTTAGTATGTAATTTTCCTTCAGTATATGAATGAATTTCTATTTGGGGCAATCCTGTACCGAACATTTAATTGATTAAAATATTTTGTTTTAAAATATTTTTCAAATGAATGATATCTACGGGCCTCAAAAAAGAAAGCTTCCCGAGAACGTAATACCTAAAAAAATAAAATTAATATGTTCAAAGTGTCACGAACCTGCTCCTTATATGCACGAAAAATCCGGAGCATTACTTTGCCCGAAGTGCAGAATGAATTATCATTTTAATTGTAAGTATTGCAAACAGCCTTTAGGATGTATTTGCTGTGGAAGCCGCACTAAAAAAATGTATAAAATTAAAGATTTTGATTTCGTGGTTTGTGATAACCACGAATGTATGACTTATTTTAAAATACCTAAGAAACATGATTTTGAATGTACTTGTATACTTGATGCTATTCCTTTACTCCAGGATCGCTTCTTTAATGATGTTTGGAGTATAATGCAACCTTATATCTCCGATAAATTCCAGGACAGACCAGCTGTTTACTTTCAAGGATTTCAACTTATACAAAACAAGTGTATAGCTTGTCAAATACGGAAACTTTTCCCTGTGGAAAGAGTAAGGACAGATGTAGTTTGTGGTTGTGTGTAATCTATTTTTTATCTTATAAAAAATTTTAATATATAGGTAATTAAAATGTCTTGGTTTTTCCGCTCTCCTTCTGCTAATACAGAATATAATTTTCATGCTACTCCTGAGAATCCTGATCATAGAATTCTCTGTTTTCCTCATTTGAACAAGCAGGAATATAAAGTTCCTGAGGTCCCAAAAAAAGAAGGATTACATTATAACTTTCATTCTTCTATAATTAATCCAGACACTCGTTGTACTGACCATAAAGCATATGATTTTCATTCTACTCCTGAGAATCCAGATACTCGAGTTGGAAAGAAGCTTATTTTAAAGCGCAAAACTTATTCCGAAGCTCTCGAAGAGAAGAAGGAAAATTAAATACAAACAAATAAAATATAAAAAATTTTATTTCTAATTAAATTAGATAACAGTTGCAAAGGTAGCTCTTGCTCCGGGATCATTTGCATTATTCATTAACATATTTGTCATCATTCCAGGAACACTAACTCCGTAAATACTTTCACCTGGAAGTCCTCCGATAAAAGGATTACTGGTAGTAGTCGATGTGCCTCCGGTACTTGAAGTCAAAAATGCTTTAGTTTGATCTCTAGGTGGAGGAGGAAAAATAAATCCTTCCTTTGCAGCATACATTCGATCTATTTGCATATAATTAGGATTTGCAAGTTCCATCTTAGGGGCAACTACATTTCGAGCCTTAGTTCTCTTTGTCTGAAATGAAGAGACAGAATTCTTCTTTGATTTTTTGTATAAATAAACTATAACGACGATTAAGAGTATCACTCCTACAACAATAGCTATTTGTTTATGCGATTCTTCCATTTATTCGAATTAAATAAAAAAGTATTTTAAATACTTTTAACATTGTTAGTTCTTACTCAAATACACATATTCCATTCTACTTCCTGCAAGTAACCATCTATCTCTATGAGAACTGTCTGAATACTCAAAGGAATCAAAATTTTCAGTGTCTGTGAACAAATGATGGCGAAAAAATTCGTTTTCATTGTCACGAGGAACCTTGCCCTCTTTCATCATAATTTCCATATTAGTTAATTCTTTAATTGCTGCACTCGGTAATTCTATAATTTTAAAATTTTCTAGCTTATCCACAGTCTTAAATTTAATTAAAGCAGTTTGTAGTATAAATCTAAACAGATAATCATCTGATACTATTCTTACGTTTTCGTAAAACACCGACATATTTTTCCATAATTTAAACTCCTCTACTTTAGACTCAAAGTTTTTAATGTAACTGTTAGTTCCAAACACATCAAGACAGAAATTCTTAAAAATTTCAACATTATCTTGACTCAGAATTTGAGATTTCAAATATTCTGCAGTAGAATTTAACCATGTATCTTGAACCCAAAGATCTTTCTTCTTGATAAAAAACTTTTTGTTATAACAAATAGTTTCACAGCTGGATTTGCACCATTTTTCTAAGATATCATAAATAGAAATAAACATGTTCTCAAAGATGTTAGGAGAATCTTTAAATCGTCTGTTTAAGACTATCTTGTGCTCGAAAGTATTGTAGTACTCTGGGAATCGTGTTAAAACCTGTTCATAAGAAGAAAGAACAGGTTTAAAAATCTTATTTTCTCTTTTTCCAAATGATGTTAAAAAGAAATTAATTTTTGTTGAGTGATAATTAAAAAATGCAAGAAAATCCTTTCGAGACAACTTATACGAAGAATATTGTCTAAGGTCTTTAAGTAAGACAAAACACTTGCTTATATCAATGTAGTTTTCATCATTTTCATATGCTTCATTTAGCTCGGAGTATACTCCTTCAATATCTTCGTTTAAAATCAAAGACACAACAGAAGATAGCTTAGACATTTTTTAATTTAATAACTTTTAATTTAATAAATTCAATTTATTAAATGCTAACAGTACCGCATTCCGTATGTAAATCTGAAATTAGAGATTGTGATAGAACAGCACACGAAGCTGCCATTTATCTACATTCCTTTCTTCCCGGATCAGAGATACTCGAGAGCGACAAACTGAGAAAAGAAATGGATTTGAATAGAAAAGAAAGTCGAGACAGCCCCTTCAGGAGAAGTCTAAATAATAAAATAAATAATTATAAATATTTATTAGATGTTCATTCTTTTCCCAATGAGTACTTAGAAGAAGCAAAAGGATTGAATTTTTTTCCCAAGGGAGCAGTAGCCCCAGACATTGTGTTGATGACTGGAAAGTTTACCAATGACCTTGAGATTGACATATCAAAAGCTCTTTGTGGTAAATACAAAGTACAAATCATAGAGGGAGTAAATGTATTAGATATCCTGAGCACAGCAGAACAATTTAACAAACCTGCTGTGCTTTTAGAGTTCAATGAAAAATATACAGGAGAACCTCTCAGGTCACTCTGTAAGATAATTTCCAGGTCAGTCAGAAACAAGTTTAAATGATTTTTTATAAATAATTATAAAAATTAAATAAAATGGCAGTACGCTGTGATACTTGTAACTCGATCCTTGTTAACAAACAACTCGGAGGGATGTCAGTGACGCATTGTACTAAGTGTTACTTTAAAATAGAAGATGATGATACTTGTTTATATTGTAATGACAAAGGAGTAAAATCGAAAGATATGTGTAACTGTATTTATACCACAGTCCCTCATAATACACCAGTTATAGATCAATTTAAATGTGGTAATTGCAATAATGATATGAACAACTTTGTTTTGATAACAGGAAAAAAACATAGGACTATTTTAAAGTGTGAACACTGTGATTCTCTTTAATTATTGACAACTAGTCCTGCTAATCCTTTGATAACATCGTTTGTCTTAAGTTCATCCTTTACAATTAGCTCGGCAACTATTTTTGGTGTTAATTTACCATCAATCATTGCTTTTGCAAATTCATCTGATTGTTGATCATTAAGTTTTAAAAATTTTTCAGCTTCAGTCAGAGTCAATGTAGTTTGTTCCACATCTTTCTTTTCTTCATCATTGTTATTAAGAAAAATAGGTTCTTCCTTTACCTCAGGAATTACAACAGGAGAACGTGCTATAGGAGAAGAAGGTCTATAAACAGGAACTTCTTCTGATTCCGATTCTGAAGCTTCTAAATACAACGGTTCAGGTTTAACAAATTCTTCATCTTCTAAAACTTCAACTATAGCAGAAGATCGAGGCTTTTTTACAGAAGAAGCCATTTGTTCTTTAACAAAATCACGTAATACTTGTTCGAGTATTTCTTGAGTACGATTTATATCTCTTTGATTTTCTAAATCTGTGTTTTCTACAATTTCAACGATTTCAGGGACTATTTCTTTTATTTCTGCAATCTGTTCAATCACTTCAGGCATATGTTCTATAATAATTGTTGACTTATCAACATCCTTAAAGTAAGCAATACTGCATAATTCTCTTAAACTAGTCTTCTTTGCTTGAGGAAGAGTGAGAAGCTTATATTCATTTACAACTAAATCAATAACTTCATCCTTTTTCATTCTCATTGGATTTTCCTTGTTATAGGTCAATCCACATTCCTTTCCATTTTTAAGAGTATAAAAAGGCTGAATACCTTTTGAAATAAGCTTATTTTGAGTTAATACCGATTTCTTAGCAGATTTTAACTTGGAAATTTTTTCCTCAAGTTCTTGCTTCTTGGATTTTGCTTCTTCAAGTTCATCTGAGATAAATTCTAATTTTCGAGAAAAGTCAGGTTCATCTTCTAATTCTTTACTAAGAAGTTCCGCCTTTCGCTTTGAAGTGTTAGCCTTTTCCATGAATTCTTGAGCCTTCTCTTCATCACGTGCAGCCTTTAATAATTCTGCTTCAATTTGTTTTTTAAGTTTTTTAGTTTCAGATTCTGCTGACTTGCTTCTGCTGAGTTTCTTCTTAACAATTTCTTCCTTAATCTCGATAGACCGAATTTCATTTTCAATATTTTTTTCATCTTCGGATAATTTATCAAGAATTTCTTTGTTTTGGGTTTTCAACAACTTCTTTTCTATAGGAGTAAGTTTCTTGCTAGAAGTTTTACGAGCAGGAGATCTGCTTGTTGAAGTTTTACGAGCAGGAGATCTGCTTGTTGAGGTTTTACGAGCAGGAGATCTGCTTGTTGAGGTTTTACGAGCAGGAGATCTGCTTGTTGAGGTTTTACGAGCAGGAGATCTGCTTGTTGAGGTCTTTCTAACAGGAGATCGAGTAGGTGACTTCCTTACACTTACATTTAATTTTCTTTTATTTTGCTCAATTAATTCACAAATTTCTACCAAACTTAATGCCCGAGCAGCTCTCTTTCCAATTATTCCATTCTCGTATACCATATCCTCTAATTCAGGCTTAGTATAGGCATTATTCTTTGGAGTCTTTTTGACTCCACAAGGTCTACCATTAATAGTGAACATTTATAAATATAATTTATAAAAAATTTAAACTTTGATTCTCAAGGCTACATGTAATGCATACATGTCTTGAATAAGTAATTTAGTACTATAAGGCAGTACAACATAACAGATTTCCCTGCTACCACATGCTTTGCAACAAAATAAATTCTTTTTAGTATTAGCAGTGGCTATTAATCCACATTTCTCACAGATAGGACAATTGAATGCATCTGATTGATACATTAATCTTTGTTGTAAGATATCAGAAACCCCTAAACTAATATAATTGTCTCTTTCGAGTTCTCCAATTCTTCCACCTCCGGCATTGCTTTTACCTTGTTGAGGTTGTCTAACATAATTATTCATCGGGCCTTTCACTCCTCTGGCTTGGATTTTATATCTAACCATATGTTTTAATCTCTGGTAGTTAACTACTCCCATATAAATTTTAGCCTTAAAGTATTCTCCAGTAATTCCACTCATTAATTCTTCAGTTCCGTAATACTGATAACCTAATTTATTAACAGCTTTATAGATCTCTTCTGGGTCTTTACCATTAAAAATAGTTCCGTCTGCGAATTCACCTTGTAAAGAAGCATTCTTTCCGTAAATCATTTCTTTGAGTAACCCAATAGTCATACGAGACGGAATCGCTGCAGGATTAATTATTACATCTGGAGTAATACCAGAGTCAGAAAAAGGCATATCTTCTTTGGCCATTTTCTGGCTTAAGACTCCTTTCTGTGAAGGCACTGCAGCAAGTTTATCTCCTACTTCTAAAACCAAATGTTGTCTAATTTTCATCTTACAAGTTGTAGTTCCATCTGGATTAGAAGTAAGAATAATAGAATCAACTCTTCCTTCATCATCTTGACAGCGAATCAATGATCCGTCCTTTTTAACAATAATGTTTTTATCTTCTTTCCTTACCATTTGGAGTTTTCCGAATATCATATCACCAGTTTTAATTTCCTCTCCAATATCAGGCATACCATCTGCTCCGAGTTTATAAAACTCTTGCTCTTCAGGTTTACCAAACCATTCTCCTACTTTAGTAGTTTCTTTCTGAGTTCTAAGATGAGAACAAGTAAACCCTCCCAATTCAATGAATGATTTTGAAACAATTACAGCATCCTCTTGGTTATAACCTCCATAACTAGCAATAGCAAGAATAGAGTTGATTCCTTGAGGAAGATCATTATAATTAACAGAAGTTTTTGTTTGACAAAGAGGAACCTGCGGATAATGTAAAATATAGCCTGTAGTATCAAATCGATAGTGATAATTCATACCAATCAAAGATAAAGCTTGTTTACACATACCACTTTGATAAGCCAATCTCGCAGAAGGATTCGAATCTGCAAATGCAATAGTACTAACAGGAACACCTACCATAAGACTAGGATCAATTTCATAATGAGAATATACTCTATGTTTACAGTCTTCAACATCACAGAATTCTCCTATTAAAAGATTTTCCTGTTCAGATGAATCTATGATTTCGATTATACCATCAAGAATGTAATCATTCCAAGTTCTGAGTTCTGAATCTCCCTTCTTGTTTTCTTCCGAGAATAACAAGTCTCTTCCATATTTGGTTAATACAGGACGACAAGTTCTTCCTCCATCTGACTGGATAATTATTTCATTATCATGAATACTAATTCCAACATCTCTTGGGATAGATCCATTCCGTTTTAATTCTTTCATCTTCCAGTAAAAGTCAATAGTGGTATTTTTTATAAGTTTCCCATTTAATACTACTATATATTCTCCCTTCTCAAAATCCATATCAGAAATAATTTTCTGTATTAAAATATCTGGAAAAGGAATACTGATCATGCACCCCATTGCTTTGTTTTTTACCAAACCAATAGTTGCTCCGTCAGGAGATTCACAACAACAGATAAAACCAAATGATGAATTGTGAACATTTCTTGGTTTAGTTAATACAGAGTTTTTAGCCATAGGGTTCATAACTCTTCTACAATAAGACAAGGCTGCTTGTAAATTAAATCTACTAAGTGTTTGAGAAACACCTTTTTTAGTATTAGCAGATCTTACTACAGCCCAGGTACCAGTAGCAATAGCTTTTTGAATATCTTTAGTAAAAGATAACCCGCAGCATACTTTAACCATAGAAAATGTATTACAAGTTTCCATCTTCTTTCTAATAGTAAGAATTAATTCTCTAGTGATTTTACCCCAGCTTTGTCTAAATAAATTTCCAATAAGAATACCAGATTCGTCTGTTCTTTTGTTTTTACAATGATCATGGTCATCAGGTTCAACTAAACCATAATGTACTTTGAGCAATTTTAAAATCATATAAACTATATAATCAGCTTTCTCTTGGAAGCAATTTTCTGCTGTGCTCACGTGAGGAAGAAAATCTCTTTGAAGAATAGATTTAATAAATAAATCCTTTTTTTCATCTTTTAATTTCAATACTGACAATCCCAATAAATAATCAAATGCATCTTCTTGAGTCTCACAGTTATAAATCTCTTCATAAATTCCTTCTAAAACATAGCCTAGATCATGTTCTGATATTTTATCATTTGGAATAGGAAATCCTTTGATAGGATCTTTTCTTCCTGTAAGGGCAAGTAATAGAATACCTACTGGTATATTTTTCTTAGGGAAATATGAAAACGACATTTTAATACTCTTTCCTCCCAATGAATTGGTAAAAATTCCCAAAGTAGTCATACTCGGAGATCTTTTAGCCTTTTCATCAACAGAAGTAAGTTTAGCTTGAGTGTCAGAGTCTTTCGAAGAATAAACAAATACTTGATTTACATTTCTTCTTTCCATTCCCATTAAGATCTTCTCGGAACCTTTTACTATAAAATATCCACCATGATCATAGATACATTCTTGATGTCTATAAAGCTCTTCTTCAGGAGCTTTATGAAGTCTACATAAAGTAGATCTAACCATTACAGGAAGAACTCCAAAACAAACAGTTTCTGTGCTATCTACGATTTCTCCAGTATCTTTGTCTTTGAATCTTAAAGCAATATCAACAAAAACATGAGATCCATAAGTAATTCCTCTAAGTCTAGCATCATTGGGATAAAGTAACGTTACATTACCGTCAGCTTCAACTACAATTGGTTTCTCGATAAATACTCGTAAGAACTTGAAGAAGAAAAAAGTCTTTTCATTCTCGAAAGAGTAAATAGGAGTATCAGTAACGATTTCAGGTATAATTGTTTGTATCAAATGAGCATAAGACTCCAAATGATGCTGAACAAGACCATAGTCTTTATACAGAGCGTTAACTATTTTCCAATTAAATTTCATATTTTAAATCAAATTAAAGAAATAGGTTATAAATCAATTAAAATGCGATATCCTAAGTCTCTAGGTTCCTTTCTCGGGGGATTATATTTTATTTTCTTTTACTTTACTTGCTTCACTTTGGAAATAAAAGAAAACGAAAAACTGGTTAAAATATACTCATCATTGAAATCTGGAAATTGGTTTTATGACATTTTTAAAACTCTTTATGTGTATTTTTTAATTTGTAAAAACAATTTTAAAGAAGACATTTTAGGCCCAGAGAAAATATCAAATACGTTACAGTGTTTGACTTACACTCACAATGGAGGAGATAAAATAGTATTAATTAAATCTCGCAGGAAAAAAATGCTCGGAGTAAGGAATATAAAAAACGAACATGGAGAAGATATTACACATAGAATCTTAAAGTTTGCCGGACCCGATGGTAAATTTAATAGTCTAGAAGTTACTCCAAAAGATTTCGGTATAAAATTCTTAATTATCGAATATAAAAATGCAGAAATTAAGAATTTTGACGAAAATTCCAAGATAATTATATAATCAGTGTCGGGTAACACTGGTTTTGTTAAAATTAAAAGTTTAAAAAAATTAAAAATTAGAGATTTTACAGTCTCTGGGACTACTCGGGAAAAAGTTTAAAAAACATAAAGTCTGTGTAGGTATCCACCCATTTTTAATAGGGAAAAAATTATAGTCTCATTTCCACTTGAAAAGTATTAAAAATAATATTTATTTTAATCTAAAATTAAAAATTGAAAACTTTAAAAAATCCATTTTTTACAGTCTTGCTTTTCACTCGAGAAAAACTTCAAAAAACCTAAAGTCTGGGTGGTTATCCCATCCCGTTTTAATAGGGAAAAAATCCTAGTCTTTCTTTGTCTCGGAGACTATTAAATTAAATATTAAATTAAATGAAAATTAAAAATTGAAAACTTTGAAAAATGTAGTTTTTACAGTCTTACCTTTGACTCGGGAAAAAGTTTAAAAAACATAAAGTCTGGGTGGTTATCCAGCCGTTTTTAATAGGGAAAATTCTTAGTCTCATTTCCACTCGAAACCTATTAAAAATAATATTTATTTTAATCTAAAATTAAAATTGAAAATTTTGAAAAATGCAGTTTTTACAGTCTATGTGATTACTCGAGAAAAACTTCAAAAAACCTAAAGTCTGTGTAGGTACCCATCCCGTTTTAATAGGGAAAAAATTATAGTCTTTGGTTTACTTGGAAACTATTAAAATAAATATTATTTTTAATATAAATTAAAAACTTTAAAACTTTGAAAAATGTAGTTTTTACAGTCTTACTTTTGACTTGGGAAAAAGTTGAAAAAACTTAAAGTCTGGGTGGTTATCCAGCCGTTTTTAATAGGGAAAAAATTACAGTTTAACATCCACTCTGAGAATATTAAAATAAATATTTATTTTAATCTAAAATTAAAAATGAAAAAGTCCAAAAATCCATTTTTTACAGTCTACGCGACCACTCGAGAAAAACTTCAAAAAACATAAAGTCTGGGTGGTTATCCAGCCGTTTTTAATAGGGAAATTTTCCTAGTCTTACTTTTACTTGAGACCTATTAAATTAAATATTATTTTTAATTAAAATTAAAAACTTTAGGCTTACTTGAGTAATTAACTACTATAACAATGAGCAATGACTGAGAAGAAACATATTAAAAAACAATTAAAAAATAAATTACCCTCTTTTAAGTGAAATATTTGCGATTTTTCTAGTACAAGGTGCCTTAATACACGATGTGCGTTATTTGTGACTTTACCGACTATCCTGAAGGTCTTGAATATCTTAATACTCTCTTGGAAATAAACTGTGAAGGATGTGAAAATGTTCGGGTTATCCCCAAGTTGGATAATCTAGTAAAACTAGACTGTTCTGATTGTCATGTACTTACAAAGATCGTAAGTACTGATAAAATACAACAAGTTATATGTCGCAATTGCCCTCTTCTTACAACAATTGAAAATATGAATACTTTGGAGATGCTTGACTGTTCCGGTTGCCTTCTCCTTACAAAGATTGTAAGTATGGTTAATCTACAAATGCTTTGGTGTGATAATTGTCCTCTTCTTACAGAGATTGAAAATATGGATGGTTTATGTGAACTTTATTGTTATGACTGCCCTCTTCTTGTGAAACTTTCAAGTATGGTTAATCTCAAAGTACTTTATTGCGAAAATTGCCCTCTTCTCGTAAAGATTGCAAGGATGGATAATTTACTATCACTTGAATGCGGTAATTGCCCTTTGCTTTATATTAATATTTTTAATAGACAACATGTAAAAAATAACAATATATATGTCCCAGAAGGAAAATCGACTTTAACTGGTCTGTATGTCCTGAAATTCTTGAAAAAGTTAACCTCGAGCTATCACAAATCCAAGATGGAAAAACTCTCAAAGGAGCGAGAACTCAAAGGACTGTTAGGTGTGTCGAGTGACATCATAGAACATATGATTTGTAAATTTTTAATTTAACAACACTTTTTAATTACTTATTTTTATAAAAAATAAATTACTCTCTTTTAAGCGAAATATTTGTGATTTTTCTAGTCCAAGTTGACTTAATACAATATGTGCATTATTTGTGACTTTGCTGACTACCCTGAAGGCCTTGAATATCTCAACACTTTTACAGAAATAAACTGTGAAGGATGTGAAAATGTTCGGGTTATTCCCAAGTTGGAAAGTTTAGAGGAACTTGACTGTTCTGGATGTGTGAGTCTCACAGAAATCAAGCAAATGAATAATTTAATTATTCTTTATTGTTCTGATTGTGTAAGTCTTACAACGATTGCAAAGATGGATACCTTAATAAAACTTAACTGTTCTGGGTGCTATCTTCTCACAGAAATTGTGAAGATGGAAAGTTTACAGGAACTTGAGTGTTCGTGTTGCCCTCTTATTACAAAGATTGTGAATATGCGTAATTTAGTAGATCTGTTTTGCGCTTGTTGTAAGAATCTTTCGGTTATCGAGAGAATGGATACACTAGTAAGACTTAACTGTTCTGGATGTGAACTCATTACGGAAATTGTTGAAATGCCTAACCTTAAAGAACTTGACTGTTCTGGGTGCAGTATTAAAACAATTGTAAGAATGAACAATCTATACGATCTGAGATGTCGCATGTGCTATTCTCTTCAAAATATCGAAAAGATGGATAATCTTAATACAATTTGCTGTTACACTTGTCCTCTCCTTACTAAGATCGTAAGGATGGATAAGTTACAGAATATTTATTGTGATCAGTGCCCTTTGTTGTATGTTAATATTTTTAATAGACAACATATACAGGAAGAATTACCATATACTCCAAAAGGAAAATCTACCAAAGCAGGTATATATGTTCTAAAGTTCTTGAAAAAGATGACTCGTTTTTATCACAAATCCAAGATGGAGAAAATCTCATTGGAGCAAGAGACGAAAGGATTAACAGGAGTTTCAAGTGATGTTATAGAGCATATGATTTGTAAGTTTTTATTTTAGTATTTTTATTTTAATTATTTTTATTTAAAAAATAATAAAAGAAAGTGAAATATTTATGGTTTACCCTATAAGAAGTGAACCATAAAAATGTGTGTTATTTGCAAGTATTCCACTTACCCTGAAGGACTTGAGTACCTCAACACTCTCACGGAAATAACCTGTGAAGAATGTGAAAACGTCAGAATTATTCCTAAGTTGAATAAATTAGTGATACTTGCCTGTAATGACTGTTGCAATCTTGAAATAATTGAAAAGATGGATAATCTAAAAATACTTGACTGTTCCGGATGCAAACATCTCACAATAATAAGTAAGATGGATAATCTAGAAATACTTTATTGCTACAGTTGCCCTCTTCTTCTTATACTCAAAAAGATGAATAAGCTAAGGGTTCTTTACTGTTATAATTGCGAGAATCTTGGAAAGATCGAAAAGATGGATAATCTACAAATACTTATCTGTCAATGTTGCCCTCTTATTACAAAGATTGTAAGGATGGATAATCTAATTACACTTGACTGTGATTTTTGTTTTCGTCTTGTAAAGATTGAAGGAATGGATATGCTACAAGAACTTAGTTGTTGTAAGTGTCTTAATCTTTATAAGATTGAAAAAATGAACAGTCTATATAAACTTATCTGCAATCATTGCCCTTTACTTTATATTAACATTTTTAATAGACAACATATAAAAGAAGTTGCTGATGTATCACCTGCAGTAATAGGGAAATCTACTAAAACAGGTCTTTATGTCTTGAAGTTTTTGAAAAAGTTAACCTCGAGCTGTTACAAATCCAAGATGGAGAAAATCTCGAAGGATAGAGAACTTAAGGGTGTGTTAGGAGTATCAAGTGATGTCATAGAGCATATGATTTGCAAGTTTTTAGAACTCAAATACCCTTAAATTTTATTTTTTAATAAAAAATAATAAAAGAAAGTGAAATATTTATGGTTTACTGTGTAAGAAGTGACCTAATACATAATGTGTGTTATCTGTGACTCTCCTGTCGGCTCTGAAGCTTTCGCTCGTCTCAACACTCTTACAAAAATAAACTGCAATGGGTGTAAAAACGTTCTGGTTATTCCCAAGTTGGATAACCTAGTGAAACTTGATTGTTCTGGATGTAAAAATCTCATGATGATACATGAGATGGATAATCTAAAAACACTTCGTTGCAGTCTTTGCCCTCTTCTTGTTCATATTAAAAGGATGAATAAGCTGAGGAAACTTTATTGTAATCAATGTGAGAATCTTAGAAAGATTGAAAAGATGGACAATCTCAAACTACTTAATTGCATTTTCTGTCCCAATATCACAAAGATTGAAAAGATGGATAACCTACGAACACTATTATGTAGTTATTGTAGTAATCTTAAAGTAATCGAAAAGATGGATAAATTAGAAACACTTGATTGTTCTTGCTGTGTTCTTATTACACATATTGAAAAGATGGATAACCTAGTCTCACTTGACTGTTTCGCTTGCAAGCTTCTTATAAAGATTGATAGGATGAATAGTTTAAAAAATCTTTATTGTCATGACTGCCCTTTGCTTTATATCGATGTCCTTAATAGAAGGCACATAATTAATATGTACAGCATAAAAAAATCTACTAAGGCGGGTCTTTATGCACTAAAGTTCTTGAAAAAGTTAACCTCGAGCTATCACAAATCCAAGATGGAGAAACTTTCAAAAGAGAGAGAACTCAAAGGGATGGTTGGAGTTTCGAGTGATGTCATAGAGCATATGATTTGCAATTTTTTAGAACCCAAATACCTTTAAATTTTATTTTTTATTAAAAAATAATAAAAGAAAGTGAAATATTTATGGTTTATTCTGTAAGAAGTGACCTAATACATAATGTGCGTTATTTGCAAGCATTCTACTTCCTCTGAAGGCCTTACTTACCTCAACACGTTCACAGAAATAAGCTGTGAAGGGTGTGAAAATGTTCAAGTTATTCCCAAGTTAGATAATTTAATAAAACTTAACTGTTCACATTGTTCCAATCTTACAAAGATAGAGGAACTGAAAAACTTAACATTCCTTGATTGCTCTAATTGTAATCTTATTACAGAGATTGTAAAGATGGATAACCTAGTGGGCCTTTTATGTTTATATTGTCCTCGCCTTACAAAGATAGATGAATTGAAAAACTTAACATCACTTAGTTGCACTGGTTGTAATAAGATTACAAAGATTACAAAGTTTGATAATCTAGTTAGACTTTACTGTGCACATTGTAATCAACTTACTGAAATCGAAAAGATGGAAAACTTGGAGACACTTTACTGTTTTTATTGCCCTTCTCTTGTCGAGATCAATCGGATGAATAATTTAAAAGAACTTTACTGTTTCTTTTGTCCTCGCCTTAGAAAGATCGAAACGATGAATAGCTTGACTATTATTAAGTGTGCTCGTTGTGTTCTTCTTATAAAGATTGACAAGATGGTTAACCTACAAAAGCTCTATTGCAACAACTGTCCTTTACTTTATGTTAATATCTTTAATAGACAGCATATTGATAAAGATATAGAGTTCCGCTCTACTAAGGTAGGTCTGTATGCCTCGAAGTTCGCGAAGAAGTTAATTCGTCGCCTTTATGCATCCAAATTAGAGACAGTCTCAAAAGAGAGAGAACTCAAAGGGATGATAGGAGTATCGAGTGACATCGTGTGTTACATGATCTGTAAATTTTTAATTTGATTATTTTTATTGAAAAAATAATTTTTTTTATGCTTTAATTGCTAAGCAGCTTGCTAGCCTAGATAAGTTTTTATTTTTAATATCTCCTGGCTTAGACACGGACATATTTTTTATATGTTCAGCTATTTTATCTGGAGATAATTCTTTCTGGAGCCCACGGGGAAACATTTTTTTTTCTTCCTGGTTTAACGTTCTGATAGCATTTTTAACGTTTTCCGATTGTCCTTCTTCTAAGACAATATCAGATTTCTCAAGGTCAATCTGTTCTTTATAAGGAGACAAATTTATAAGTTCTTTTAATACATTTACAGGAGTCTTTTTAGCACTCAATTTGGTTAAAACACTGTTTACATGTCTTTCACTTGGAGATTCTGTAATAAAAATTTTCTCAGGCAAAGAGACACCGGAATTAAATGCCATATTACACAATTTATATAAACTGTGTTTGTCAACATCTTCCTTTTTCAACAACCTTCTTTCAATTAAAAAATTAACTACTTCTTCTCTTTTCATTCTTTGTGGATTAGATTCGCTCCATTCTTGTCCGCATTCCTTATCGTCAACCTCAAAAAATGATGGCCTATCTGTTAACAAAGTCTTTATATTTTCCTTTGTATCAAGTTTCTTAAGTCTAAGAGATGATTTTGTCTTAGAGTATTCGGACTCTGAATTTTTTATTAATTTATTTTCTTGTTCTAACTCGTCTTCGAGATCCTTTTTACGAGAACTTAATCCCATGATCTTTGATTTAGTCTTTTTTAATTGCTTTTCTAACTCTTCAAGATACTCAGCATCGTCTTCTGCTTCTTGTCGTTCTCTTTCCAATTTCAAACTAAGTTTTTCCTTCTCAGTGCTAAGTTTCTTTATTTTAGATTTAATTGCCTTGGAGTCAGAATCCAGAGATTCTATTTCTTTTAAAATCTTTTTTGCTGATTTTTTAGTTGAAGAAATCTTTTTACTAGATTTTTTAATTTGCTCCTCTTCCTTTTCAATATTCTTTAATTTGATTTTCTCTTTCTCATATGCCTCGGTGCTTAATTTCCTTTCCAACCCTTCTAAGTATTCTACATCTTCATTTGCTTCTTGTTTTTCTCTTTCTAAATTTTTTAATTTGACAGCAGAGCTCTTTTTAGCAGGAGATTTACTTTTCTTTTTAGAATGAGAGATCAATACATCGCAAAGGTTTTCCAATAAGAGACTATTTGCTTCCTTCTTGGTTTTAAAAATTCCATTCTCAACAGCATACTCGACCAATTCTTCTTTTCGATAAGCCCCGTTTTTATCAGTAGGCTTTACTCCACATAATCTTCCATTCAAAAACTTGGAACTCATTTATAAGATTTAATATATAATGTTTTTATAAAAACATTAACAGTGTTTAGCCCTGAAGGCTTTTAATTTTCTTCTTAATTTTAGATACATCAGAAAGAGGTTTAATATCACAAGTATCATCAGGACAGATAATATTATCCTTAGTCAAAATAAAAGATGAATTTTTTAATTCATCTTTTAATTCTTCGGTAACAGTGCTTATACTAATTCCTTCTTTCTTTTTCTTCTTAGGCTTTTCCTCTGTCACAGGTTCTTTTTCTATAACAGGTTCCTCAACTTTAGTTTCCTCTTTCTTCTTTTTCTTCTTAGGCTTTTCCTCAACCACAGTTTCGGTCTCAACAACAGATTCTTCGGCTACAGGTTCATCCTTTTTCTTTTTCTTCTTAGGTTTTTCTTCAACAACAGTTTCAACCACGGGTTCTTTTTCTATAACAGGTTCTTCGACTTTGGATTCCTCTTTCTTCTTTTTCTTCTTAGGTTTCTCCTCAACAATAGTTTCTTTTTCAACCACAGGTTCTTCGACTTTAGTTTCTTCTTTTTTCTTTTTCTTCTTAGGTTTTTCCTCAGCCACAGGTTCAACAATAGATTCTTTTTCAACAATAGGTTCCTTTTCAACCACAGATTCTTCAGTTTTAACTTCAGGCTCTTCGATTTTCTTTTTCTTCTTTTCTTCAACAATAGGTTCTTTTGAAATAATAGGTTCTTCTGCCTTCTTCTTCTTTGGAGAAGTTTTAGAAGAGCTGTCTGAAAGAGCCTTAGCAATTAAACTAAACATTTCATCCTTTTTAATTTTACTAATTGAATTACCTTCAATACGAACAATACCAAATTCTTCCAATGAAGTTTTAATTTCTTTCAAAGTAACACATGCCTTGAGTCCTAATAGTTTATCTCTCGACAAACTAGATAATTCATTTTGAGATTTACTTGAAACTGTCTTTGGTTTTACTTCCTCGACAGTTTCTTTATTCCCTGTATCCTTATACTCTTGAATACATTTCTTTACTAAAGTACGGAATTCAACTCTATCTAGTTCTTTAGTTCCAGGTACAGTCTTATCAATATGATCAAGAATAATAATCATACTAATGTTCTCATTTTCAGAACGATTGTCCAGACGTTGGAACACAGCAGATTTTATTTTATTTTCCATTGTTTTTAATTAGTATTTAAATATTTAATTTGTTTTTCATTTAAATGGATAAACAATTTTTAGAGCTGTTAACTGCAAAGCCGGCAAAGCCTCCGAAGCCAGATCCTGTCATACTTGTTAGAACTGAAAAATTAAAGAAGGACCAAGTATATGGTATCCCCAGAACATCTTTAATTAAGAAATGGGTCATTAAAACCCCCGACACCAAAGCAATAATTATTATAAATGGTGTACCAATAGTCTTTCCAGGAATGGATGGAGCGACATTTGATGCTGAAAAAATTAGAAACTTTTTAAGGAATATCGAACCTTTTGATACTAATTCCAATAAACTTGTTACTGTTGAGAGTGCTTTGGTTTCATCCCAATTACTCGCAATCGAGCATTATAAATACTTTTCTGTAAAACATTTTAATAACTTCTTCTTTACTGGAGGAATGTGTATATCATTCCAACCTTCAAAAGAGCTTGATGAAATATTAATAGAAGAACACTATGTTTCTCCTAAGATGCAGGTTCAATGTTCTCTAACTGCATAAATTTTCCTCCTATTTCTGTGAGGTCACCTGCAGGAGGGTTTTCTACTGTCATTAATCCCTCTTCGTCTTGTATTTCGGGAAAATATTTATCTCCTGCTGTATAAGGACCCTGAACATACCCTGCATATCTTTCTTTGGTTTCACAAGAAATTAATACCACGAGGACTACAACCAGTGTTAAAATAACAATCAACTCCATTTTAATTACTAAATTAAAATATTCTATCATTTTCAACCTCCTTGCTGCGAAACTTAATTAAATGATTTTTTTACTAAAGTTTTAAGTTTTAAAATGATCATCATGAGCTTTTCTTTATTAGTTATAATAGGAAATAATAATCCCAGCGAGGATATAGAAATAATTTTAAACGAAGGCGGTCGCTGGGAAGAATTTATAAATTATGCTAAAAATCTCAAGTTAAAAGTGGGCAAACACGAAGAATGTAGTGAATACATGTATTGTTGTAAATGTCGCCTAGTTGGGAAATGTATAAAAGTTGTAAAAAAACTTCCTGTGCAAGCTAGTAGTCAAAATAATATACTTATATGTTTTTTTTATGAATACCTCAAAGAAGAACACCTTAAATCATTAAATAAAGTCGACCAAAAGGATGATAACAGCGAGTCGAAGTCTGAAAATGACTCTGAAGAAGAGTCTGAAGAAGAGTCTGAAGAAGAGTCTGAAGAAGAGTCTGAAAGCAACTCTGAAGAAGAGTCTGAAGAAGAGTCTGAAAGCAACTCTGAAGAAGAGTCTGAAGAAAAAACAATTCGTCCAAAGAAGAAGAAAAAACCTATGCATGAAAGCGACTCTGAAGAGGAATCTGAAGAGGAATTTGAAGAAGATAGTGATTTCGACTCCGAAGAGGAATCTGAAGAAGATAGTGATTTCGACTCCGAAGAGGAATCTGAAGAAGATAGTGATTTTGATAGCGATTTCGACTCTGAAAACGAGTCGAAAGAACTTATACCAAAAAGGGAAATTAATGACGAAAAAGATTCTGATTCTTCCGACTCCGATTTTGATTCCGATTCTTCTGATTCTTCCGACTCTGAAATTGAAAGTCGCGAAGTTACTAACAGTAATAAAGTTCCTGCTAGACTTTTAGTAAATAAAAAATCTAAACCAGTTATTGTATTAAGTGACTCAGAAGAGGAAGAAGAAGAAGAAAAGGAAGAAGAACTTCCTGTCCCAAAGAAGAAAAATATAATACCTGATCTTGAACTAAAGCTTCTCACAGAAACTATGTTTGACAACAACATGGAAATTCTTTATCAGAAACTTAAATCCTCGGACTTCAAAGAAATAGATTCCATTTTTGAATTTATTGAAATTAATAAATGGATTTTTACAAATCCAAAATATGGAAATTTAATTAAAATATTACAAAATAAATTTGACAATATGATTTATAAAAATTCAGAATTAAAAATATTTGAATTTTTATTCCCAGAGTCGAATTATACTGCAAAAAAGCAAAAGGCAATACTTGACGGTTCATGGTATACCTGCAAAGAAGAAGTTCAAATTTCTTATAGCAGATACGACGAGAACTTGAAACCGAGTAATAACATACTTGATAGATTTTTCTATAAAGCTAACATTCTTTTGGAGCTGAATGATAATCTTATTTATGATATTGACTTTGTTGCTGTAAATGACACAATTTTATGTCCTTCAAGTTTAATTCAAACGGAGTATTTAATTAAAGATCCTGTGGTTGAGTTTACCTTTTATAAAAATGTACCATATTCCAAAAACGAGAGAAGTATTCCTCCTCTCGTTGTTTACACTAAAAAAATATTTCTAAAAATACCAGTTTGTTACTCAAACGACTGCAGTATTTGTCTCGAAGAAGTTGGCTCGGATAAATATATAACTCCTTGTGGTCATTCATTTCACATCGACTGTATTAATGAATACTTTAAAACAAATCCGTTTTCATTCAAGTGCTTTGTTTGTAGAACAGAAATACATTAGTTTATCTCTCAGAAGAAAGATAATTATAATAACCAATTGTTTCCGCAGTTCCTGCTATACCATTATTTATCATGTGAGCAAGTATACATGGAACTGCTGAATTACATTTTATAAATACCCATCCACTAATAAACCCATTTATAAAAGAGCAGAGTGCTTGTATATTAGTAAATTGTTGAGTTTGATTAGAATATATACTATTGCCCTTATGAATGAGTCCGAAGCAAACTGCCTGAGTAACATTTCTTACTTCAGGTTCAAATTTTCTTAATGCATATTTCATCAAGAATATCTTAAAAAATAATTCCTCTGCTATTGGACTATAAATCACTCCATTTGCAATATTATTAAATGCCACATCGAATACAGATACATTGTTATCTTTCAGTTCCTTGTAACCTCTATTGTATTCTTCTTCTGATATCTCTTTCTCTTCTACGGAAAAAGTTTTACAGACTACTTTAAATACTACAAATCCTGTTACCAAAATAACACAGGTATAAATCAAGATCTCTTCTTTTTTTGGAGCAGGACGAGTCTCATCTAGAAGTAAAAAGGATTCCATTTACTTTTAATTAAATATTAAAAGTTTTAATTGAAATAAAATATCAAAATATAGAAATAAAACAAAATGGAAGTAATTTTAAAATATCAAAATATAGAAATAAAACTTAGACAACTGTCTTCTGAAAATACTAAAATATTCAATAAAAAGGTAGTCTTCTGCTGTAAGAAATTATTTGAAGGTTACTCGCAAGAAAGAATCGAAGTATTGAGCTCTATTTACGCTTTGAAATTGATCGAAGGAAAGACTCTTAAATACAACAATTTTTTAGAAGAAGAATTAAAGGATGAGCAGTTTTAATAATCCCAAAACAATTAAGAATGGGAAACGCTGTGGCATTATCTTCAAAAGAGGAAATAGATATTTAGCTGTCTGTGGCCGTTCTACTTTATGTTGGAGCTTTCCAAAAGGAAGATTCTTTTCTAAAGAAGAAACTGAAGAAGAATGTGCTATAAGAGAAACTAAAGAAGAGACTGGAATTGAAATCTCGAAAGAAGACTTGCTCGATAAAAGAAAAATAAAAATTAAGGAATGTACTTATTTTATTTGGGAAAATTATATTCCCAAGCAAGATGAATCCTACGAATATAAAGATGATTATGAGGTAGCAGAAGTTGCCTGGAAAACTAGAGACGAACTGAAAGACCTTAGATGTAATTTTGGTATAAGAAGTTTTTTACACTTAAATAAATAATAAAATATCCTTCTAAATGGACACATTTAGAACTGTTCACGTTGCTACTGAGGTATTAGTTATCTCGGCAGTAACTGTATATCTAAATAACAAAATCAAAGGTCTCGAGAAAGAAGTTGCCGAATTAAAGCAAGTAATTATCGAGCAGGATAAAAAGTACTCTGATAATTTTTCTCAAATCGTTTCATTGATTAATAAAACTCAACTCCAGCAACAGCAGCAAGCAAGAAGGTCAGCAGATGTAGTAATTATTAAGAAAAATCAAACCAGATCTCAGAAACCTTCTACTGCTCATGTAGAAGAGATACCAGACGAAGCTCCTGCTCCTGATATTTCTGAGGAAATAAATGAAATAGAGAATTCAAAAGATTATCCCGAGGAAGAGGAAGAGAAAACAGAGAAAACCGAGGAAGAAAGCGATGCAGATAGGGCATTACGAGAGGCACTTGAAAGCTAATTATTTTATAAAGACTACTTTATAAATGATAATAAAGAGTTATGGGACACTATTAAGAAATTATTCTTCTGTGGAAGCAGAGAGTAAGAATTTTATCGTAGGAGCCGTTCCTCAAAGACAAATGGATGAAATTAATCTCCCTGTTAATTTCAACGGCAGAGTAGTTTGGAAAGATTTCCTTTCTCCAATTAAAAGTTCTGGTAATTGCGGAATGTGTTATGCTACATCTACTGTTTCCTGTCTTAGTGACAGATATGCAATTCTTACTCATAATCAAATTCACGAAGAGTTCTCAGCTGCAGATATGGTAATTTGTCTCACTGCAGATCCTAAGCTAGTTGCAGAAAAAATTTTTAATAATAAAGAACAAGAATTCAAAGCTTCCGAGAAAAAGGCACATGAGCTTTATGCATGTAAAGGAAATTCTCTTTACAATGCAGGGAAATATCTTTTCATCGAAGGAGCTACTACAGAAAGATGCGTTCCAGATATATTAGTTTCGGAACCAGAGGGATCAGTTTCTATACCAATGTGTGAAAATACAGAAGGAGGAGATTTTGATACTTGTATTGATGGAATTACAGCTTCAAGATTTTACAGAGCGAGTAAAGCCTATCAACTAAATTATCAAGAAAATGATTTAGAAGGGACTGAGAAGCAAATCATGTTTGATATCTACAAATGGGGCCCCTTGGCAATGGGATTTATTATGAATGAAGATTTTCTCAAGTGGGATGGTAAAGGAATTTTCAAAGGGAAACCAGAAGACGTGACAGTTCCTGCTAAAAATGATACTTTAGGACATGCAGTAAGAGTAATAGGTTGGGGAGAAGAAGACGGAGTAAAATATTGGCAATGTGCTAATTGCTGGGGAACAAATTGGGGAGAAGATGGATTTTTCAAGATACAAAAATTCATAGAAGGATTTGACATGGAGAAAAATACATTATGTTTGATACCAGACTTACCGGGAATACCTAATTTAGATATGTTTTCCTCTGAAGAATATATTGATGAAGCAGATAGAACGAGCAGAAGGGCATTAGGAGTAAGTTTATATAACCTTTATCCTTATACTGCAATCGACAAAATACACAATGGTTTCTTAGAAGGAGACTTAAGTCCTATTATAGATATTAAAAAACTACCTCAAAACTACTCTAAATTTTTTGCCGCAGTTAATGCTACTCCGGAATATGAAATTCCTAAATGGATATGGGCTTTGGTATTAGTAATAATTACTGCTGTTGTTACTTACTTCGTGACAAAAAGACTTATAAAATAAAGTCTTGGTTTAGCTCGGAAGATATCAAAATTAAAAATTGAAAAAAGTTAAAATTTTAGTTTTTACAGTCTTGTTGGTTGCTCGAGAAAAACTTAAAAAACCTAAAGTCCCTATACCTATCCATCCCGTTTTAATAGGGAAAAATTCTTAGTCTAACATTCATTTAAAGCCTATTAAAAATAATATTTATTTTAATCTAAAATTAAAATTGTAAACTTCCAAAAATCTAAAATTTACAGTCTTAAGTTCCACTCGGAAAAAACTATAAAAAACCTAAAGTCTGTGTAGGTATCCAACCCATTTTAATAGGGAAAAATTCTTAGTCTCATTTCCACTCGGAAGTTATTAAAAATAATATTATTTTTAATCTAAAATTAAAAATTGAAAAGTTGAAAAATCTATTTTTTACAGTCTCAAGTTCCACTCGGGAAAAAGTCTAAAAAACCTAAAGTCTGTGTAGGTACCCATTTTAATAGGGAAAAATTCTTAGTATCTCTTTTGCTTAGAGTCTAATAAATTAAATATTATTTTTAATCAAAAATGAAAATTGAAAACTTCGAAAAATCTGTTTTTTATAGTCTTAAGTTCCACTCGGAAAAAAGTACAAAAAAACATAAAGTCTGGGTAGGTATCCAACCTATTTTAATAGGGAAAAATTCTTAGTATCTCTTTTGCTTGGAACCTACTAAAAATAATATTATTTTTAATCTAAAATTAAAAATTGAAAAGTTGAAAAATCTGTTTTTTACAGTCTATGGGCTTACTCGGAAAAAACTCTAAAAAACGTAAAGTCTGTATAGGTATCCATCCTAAAATAAATAGGGAAATAATTCTAGTCTTATTTTTACTCGAAACCTATTAAAAATAGTATTTATTTTAATCTAAAATTAAAATTGTAAACTTCAAAAAATCTAAAATTCACAGTCTTAATCCCCACTCGGAAAAAACTCCAAAAAATCTAAAGTCTGGGCGGTTTCTCGTTTTAATAGGGAATATTTTTCAGTCTCTTTTTTACTTTGAACAAATAAAACTTTTTATCTCGGAGCTACTTCATCTCTAGGAAAGAATGTATACCAAGCCTTTTGTGTCTCTACGTTTATATTATCACAAACTCCCGGAGCTACATTAGGATATAAAACTCCACACATATCTTTTACTAAAGAATTGGATAATTTAGGCAAAGAGTAAAGCATACCAGATATTAAATTTACTAATTCTTGAGTGCCTGTGACTGCAATTTCGTTTACAATTCTTGTTGCCCAATCATTATTACTCTCTGGGACACTCTTGTTATCTAAAATTACATTTCTCCTAACAGACACATTCTCCCAATTTGGACTTGGTTTTAAATTACCAACTGTTCCATACATTCCTCCTGCTGGAGGGGTATTTGGAGCGCAATATGGAGTATTACTTTCTCCTCTTAACAATAGAGTAGTATTTTTTGGGCAAATGCAATTTTTGCTACTTGGAACTTCGCCTTGAATTGGGTCTTGCCAAGTTCCGCCCGAACATATTCCTTTATTAAGGTTAACACATCCTGGATCTCCATAATACTCCGGATACATACAATAACAATCCCAATCTTGATTTTCAGTACCAGCATATCCTGTCCAAACATAAACTCCTCCATGATTTAAATTACATGTCTTATCGGGATAATAAGGTAAACATGCATACCCCCCTCCATTGATTTGTCTTCCCTGTATATCTGTGAAGGAATTAAGATCTACACATTTTAATTGTTGTTCATCACAAGAACTATTGCAAGAATTTAAATCTTGAGGATCGCAAGGAGTTCGGATTTCCGTGCACTTTTGTTTCTCTGAATTAGTAACAGGATTAACCAAGACAGGCTCCGGGTTATATTCCTTTTTGTTGTATAACACAAATAATAAAACTATTAAAATCAGTGTAATCACAAGTAGTTTATCCATTTATTAAATTGATTAATTTTAAAAAGGAAAAGTTTTAAATAAAAAATGAAAGTATTGTGTTTAGGAGATGCCCATTTCATGCTCAGTAACTTAGAGCAGACTGAAATTTATATGAAGGAATTAGAGACGTTTTTATCTACAAATAAATTCGATCTTATCGTTAACTTGGGAGACACTTTAGATAGTTTTTCTAGATTGTCTACACCTTGTTTAATTAGAGCTACAAAGTATATTCGTTTACTTGCTAACCATGCTCTTACTTATGTAATTGTAGGTAATCATGATGCTGTAAATAATAGTATCTTTCTTTCAGATAACCATTGGCTCGAAGTTTTAAAGTATACAAATAATGTAATCATCGTAGACACAGTAGTAAAATTAGATAATCTTTTATTTTGTCCTTATGTTAAAGACGGAAGATTTATTGAAGCATTAAAAACCTTCCCGGAGGACTTTTGTAATTTTAAAGTAATATTTTCCCATGTGTCAGTCAAAGGAGTGGATATGAATGGTATTATAGTCAAAGATGCTGATGTCTGGGAAGATAATTATCCTTTATTGATCTCGGGTCATATTCATCTTTCTCAATGGATAAATAAGAATTGTTATTACACGGGAAGTATTTTACAAGTTGCTGTAAATGAGAATCCTGATAAACATATTGTAGTCCTTGACACCGAAACACTAGAAATTAAAGAAGTAATTTTAAACCTTCCAAAGAAGCAAATTTTATATTTTGATTTGCATGAAATTAAAAGTGAAAATATAATCCCGGAAGACAAAAACACTAAATATACTATTCGTATTAAATGTACTGTAGAAGAAGCTAATACCTTCAGAAAGGGAACCTTATTTAAAAATCTCCAAAAGAAGGCTACAGTACAATTTGAATCTCCTAAAACCGTGACTGTTAAAAAAGAAAATTTGAATACTGATTTCAAAGAAATAATTTTAAGTCTGATTAAAGACGATAAAGATCTACTTTCGTTCTACAACGAACTAGAATTTTAAAGCTGATTTAAAGAAGGAATTTTATTTTATTTTTATAAATAAAATGAACTGTGATTTAAAGGAATCGATAAAGACCTTGCCTAAATGTGTCTCCAAGGTAATTGGTATTGCGAGTAATTCTGCCAGTCCTACTGACACTTATATATTAAAATTCAATAATGCTGAATATGATGATAAAGCCGTTGACTCTGGATTTATTAAACTCTTTATTACTCCTGATTCTTGGAACACTGAATATTTAAGACTTCTAGGTAACTATGAGAGTCAAAATATTAATGATTATGATGACATGCAAAAAATCCAAAAAACAATTTTCAGAGAAAGACCAATTAAATTAAGAACTCTCATTTCGCTAGAGTATGAAAACAGAATTTATACTGAAGTAGTTAAGCCTCTGATTGATAAAAATATCTGCCCTCACTTTATACGTATTTTTAATCACTCGGATGATTACAAATATGAAGATCTTAAAAAATTACTTCCTGGAATTAATGAAAAGAACTTGAAGAGAAATATAGTATACATTTTCACATTTAGTAAAAATCGCCCATCGATTACTAGTGATAAGGATTCGATACCAGAAGATATTGTTAAAAACTATACTAATTTGTTGACTACTTTCTCTGCCAATGAAGATAGGCGTCTCTTGTGGTTAGCTGCAGATAGTAATACTAGAAATTATTCAGATAGACAATTTCTATTTGAAAATATTGATTTTAATAAATTAAAATTTTCATTTATTCTAACCCAAGCAATTAACATCTCTAATACAAATACATTTAGTTATTTCTTAGAAGAATTAAATAAGCAAACAATTGAAGTGCAAAAAAGCACTGTGTATGATTTCTATGTTTTGTTATTTCAGATTTGTTATGCACTTTATGCATTGTATCTCTCAAAGTGTGCTCATAATGATCTTCATTTAGGTAATATATGGATTACTGAAAGACCTGAACCTGTTAAAACAAGATATGTAGTTGGTCCCAACCAATATGAAATAACAAGTAAATATTGTGCAAGACTTTACGATTTCGATAGAGCATACTGCACAAGATTCGGAAATAACCTTATTTTGACTGATAACAGACAGGAATTTGAACATGTAGAAAACAGAAACGGTCTTTGTAGTTACGCAAACTCGTGTAATGAAGTTGTAAATGCAAAAGACTTTATGAAGGTAATATTGAATTTGATTTACGGAGCCAATTCATTCAATCCTCCTAATTTGTTGGGTATAAAAAACTACGTAGATATTCTTTTCGAACTTGCTATAGATAAAAAGGATGCTAATACATTTTCTGCTTGGAAAGATTATATTAATCCAAAGAAGAAGAATAATTATGTTCAAATGGTAAAAATTCCTAAAGTTGCCTTTGAAAACTGTTTTCCTTACGAGACTATACTTGAAAATATATATTCCCAAATAAACATTTCACAGGAAGATAAGAATTATAATTCTTATCTTCCTGTGAATCAGATATTCGAATGTGATAAGCTCAGATTCGATAGTGATGGAAACATTTTATTTTAAATTTTTTAATTTTATAATTAAAAAAATACATTAATCTAATTTCATATTTCCCAAAACAGTACCAATAATATTTTGTACCTCATTGGTGTCTCCGCCAGCAGTATTTAGCATTCCAGTAACCATTCCCATCAATTTATTTACATCAACGTCTCCATTGCTGACTTTCTCTCCAATAGTATTTGCGAGACTATTTAACATTCCACTTCCTACAATATTGTTAATTGCTGTCATAGGATCTTTAACATCTCCTAGACTGCTTGTGATTTGGGAAAACATATCTTCAATTACATTTTTCTCTTCTCCTTCAGACAAAGTACAAAGAATATTAGTTTCTTCCAAGTCAACAGAAGGATCAATTAATTTGTAGATAAAAATCAAGTGATTCCATATAGGAGTAGGATCAGGAGAAGACTTAATTAAGTTTTTAACATTGAAGCTTACATTTTTAGAGTACTCGAGAGACTCAGGATTAAACTCTTCAACATTTTGGGATTTTAGGACTTTTAAATTTGATTTTAAAAATAAATTAAATATTTCTATATGTTTTTTAACAATTTCTTTCTTTGAAAATAATGTTTTATCAATCAGAGTCTTGTAAAGACCTAATCCCTTTTGTTCTTCTCCGAAACATTCAGAAGCATCTGTTATAAATGCTTTTATTGCTGAGAATATACCATAAAGTTCAGAGTTTGTATACATTTTACTCTGTCAATAATTTTATTTTTAACTTATTTTTATAAATAGTATTTATAATAATGGCAAAACATATCGCTCGACAATTTTCGGACAAAGCGACTCCGGCAGGTCCCGTCTCTTCAGGTGCAGCTTGTTCTTCTAAACTAAAAGATGATGCTCCTTCTACTTGTACTTGTGGAGGTAAAAGTAGCAATTGGACAATGCTTTTGGCTGTACTTTGTTTGATTTTATTAGCCCTTTGTATTTATTTTTATCGCAAATCAAGTTAAACATAAAATTTTTCAGTATCAAATGGCTCAACATAATTTCTTTGATACCATCCACTCGGAAGCTAATGCTTATTTACTCGGCTGGATTATTTCATTCGAGAAAAATATCAATAACGATAATTTGTTTATAACTACACTAGATAACAGAGATTCTCATATTTTAGATATCTACAATACAATTTGTCCTGTAAACCGTAAACAAGGTAAATTTGTATTTGAGAACCAAGATGCTAAACTTTCATTGATTCCAAGTAGGCCTCTTACAGATAGAATTTTAGAATTATTTAATTTGGATCCGTCACAAAAACAAATTCCAGGTTTTTCCAAACAAATTTGGGAAATGGCTAATTTTCCAGTTCTGAGTGTAGAACATACTTGGATTTTTATTCGAGCTCTTTTTGATTTACATGGGTCATATGGAAATTCACATGTGGAATTAAAGCATCCAAGCGAAAACTTACTCCAGGGAATATTTTTGTTTTTGAAAAATTTAAAATTTTCTCCTGTTTTGGTCAATAAAGTTCTTACCCTGACAAACACAGACAGTATTGATTTTTTAGGATTTGTTTATCCTCAAAATAAGAAAATTTATATCAAGACTAATAATTTTTTTAAATATTTATTACCAAAAGATGAAGATATTCCTTTGTGTAAATTCTTTCTGGATGACGAAAAAGCAGTTGTTCCTCAGAAAGGAAGAGCATCTGAAGAAGGTTACGACCTCACGTTAATTAAAATAGATAAAGTAATTTCAAAGAACACTGTTAGATATGACACTGGTATTAAAATTCAACCTCCCTTTGGGTATTACACCGAAATCGTTCCTCGTAGTTCAATTAGTAATTTCGGCTACGTACTTAGTAATTCATTAGGAATTGTTGATAAAGGTTACAGAGGAACGTTGAAAGTAACTTTGACAAGAGTAGATCATGACTTGCCCGAACTCGAACTTCCTTTCAAGGCAGCTCAACTTTTGCTAAAACCTTCAGTTCATTTTAACTCGGAAGTAACAATTGCTTTAGATTCTACTTTACGAGCTGCAGGAGGATTTGGATCTACAAATACTGAAGTAATGCAAATCTTTGAAGAAGAGAAAATTCAACATGAAAAGCCTATTGAATTAAAAAATGATAATCTTGCTGCAAAGAAGAAGCTGGAAGAATTTCAAAGGAGAGAAGCAGAAAAGGTAAGTATGTCAGAAGAAGAACGAAAGAAAGAGGAAGAACGTGCTATGAGAGAAACCTTCTTGAAGAAACAAGAAGAACTAGCAAAGATCGCAAAGATAGAGTCAAAACAGATTGAAAAAGAAATTAATCTTCGAGAGTCTGCAATTGTCACGGAAGAAGTTAATAAAGACGAGGTGATTAAAAATTTAAAAGAAGAAGAAAAGAATCGTAAGAAGAAGAAGATTGAAACTATTAATATAGAGGACGATGAGGTGGTTCCTATTAAGAAAAAGAAAACTAAAAAATCTGAAAAATAAATTTTATATTAAAAAAATATAAAAATAAGCTTAAAAAGATATACAAACATGCTTTTAAAATGGCAGATATTGACTTTGACATTACCTTTGAGGAAGATGAGGAGGTAACTATAATCAAGCCATCCCCTACAACAAAGAAATCAAACAAGGCATCGATAACCAGAAGTGAAAACAAAGACCTTAGAGTTGGTATTACAAAAAACAATGACGGGAATAGATGTGTTGACATACACGAATTTGATTTGAACAAAATGCATCCTATAGGACCAGATGATGTCAAATGGGGGACTAAGACTTTTATTATAGGTAAACCTGGTACGGGAAAATCAAAAATTATAGAAGCAATAATGGTAGCAAAGGCATGGTTTATTCCATGTGTACAAGCATTCTCGGAATCTGAAAGAGAAAATCATTTCTACAAAGAACATATGGATGATATTTTTGTTTTCAATAAGTATGACCCAGAAGTAGTAAAGAAATCTATGGAGAGACAATCGCTTGCAAAGAAGAATTTAAAAAATCCCTGGTTGATGAATATCTTTGACGATGCGATTATTGATCCTACTATTTTAAAGAAGCCTCCTATGCCTGCACTTTTTAAGTTAGCTAGACACTGGAATGAAATGAATGTATTTGCAAATCAAAGGGCAATGGATTTACCTCCTGTTGTAAGAGTTTGCTTGGATTATATATTTTTACTTGCAAATTCTGCTACAAATGATAGAAAAGTTATATATGAAAATTTCATAGGTGGATTGATACCTACATTCAAAGACTTTGAAGATCTTTTCGATGCTCTTACTGCAGATCACTGCGCAATGGTTATCGATAATACAAGTACAAGCAGTATTCTTTCGGATAGAATATTTTATTTCAAGGCAGATCTGGATAGAGTTCCGAAGGATTTTAAAATGGGGTCAAAGGATGCTCATGATTTCAACGATGAGAGAATCAGGAAGGATTTACTCGATGATGATTTTAAAGAATAATTGATTTATTAAAATATAAGTTTTAATAATAATAAAAATGGAATATTTATCCGATAATGCTCAAGCTTTGCTTTATGCTATGTCAATGAAAGAAATGACAGTGGAAGCAAAGACATTATTTTCTAGATTACTTTGTATAGATTATTACCCTTTGCTATCAGATCTAGACGCGATTGAAAAGTCCGGAAATATAGTCTCTGGATTAAAACTTAATGATTTATTAAATACAATTGAATATTATGAGACCATAAAAGATAAATTTCCTCCAAAAGCCTATGAAAATATACAAAATTCAATTATCGAATTAGGGAATTACTATAAAATATTTAGATCATTTCCAAATCTAATTTAAACATTTACTTTTAAGAAATAAAAAATGAATAATACTTGTGCTGAGATTGAAGGTCGTTACGCTATTACCCACTCGGAAGATACCAGAGGATTAATTTTTGATCATATTTCAAATGAAAATTTATGTTCAGGGCTAAATTATACACCAGAATATATTATTGGAGGGAAACTTCCTGTAATCGAACACCCATCTGCTTTTCCTTTTTATGAACCAATTGAAACAAATGAACCAGAAAAAGTCCTTCATGAACAAATTAAGGAAAGCAAATATCGAGTAGTTGATGCCAAGGAAGGAACCGTTCTTCGTTTATGGTGGAACGCTTCGAAGTGGCACGTATCTACATATAAAAAAATTGATGCGTCTAAATCTTTTTGGGGTTGCGATATTTCTCATTATGACTTTTTCAAGCAAGCATTACATTCAAAATTAGAGGAAAAGGTTTCTTGGGCAGACTCAACTGAAGATTTTAATATTGATACTTTTACTGACAAGTTAAATCGTGATCGAGTATATTCTTTCTTGGTAACGAATTCGTTCGAAAACCGAATCGTCTCTAAGTACAAGAATCCAGAGATTTATTTTATTGGAGAATTTGATAATAAAACATTCAATTTTATCGATGAAAATACATCAAATATTCCCGGGTTACCAGAACACAAATTCGAAAAGATCGAGGACATTCCCGAGTTTGTAATTAATACTAATCCTGAAAGTACACAGGGAGTATTTATTTATATCTTTGAAGGGAAATTAAAAATGCTAAAGTTAACTAACTTTAAATATGCCTTGAAGGCAAGAGCAAGAGCAAATTATTTTGATCTACTCGAGAGATATCTTGTATTAAAACAAAATAATTCTTCTCTGTTACAGGAATTTATTGCACTTTATCCTGAACGGAAGAAGGAATTTGAAATTTTCGATTCCGAGTTAAACTCTGCTGCGGAAATTATTCATCGGGACTATATTTACCGATTTATTCACAAGAAGAATATTATAATTCATAATTCACAATATTGGGTTATGCAAAAGCTAAAAGAAAAATATTTTAAAGATCACGAGAAGACTACTGTGGAAACTGTTAAAAACATTTTCAAGGAGATTTCAGCTCGACGATTAATTAGTATAGTAGAGTCAATGTATCAAGAACCAACAAAGGAAAAGGCTCAAATTAAAGAAAAATTAATAGGAGGACACTTAGGTGGAATGAGTACTATTCATCATATCTTACTCCAAAAAATTTAAACAATTTTAACAATTTAAACAATTTTAACAATTAAACGTAGCTTATTACTTTTCATAAAAATGAAAAGTTTTTTCATTCCCATTTCGGATATTCCAATATTAAATTCCAGTGTAAAAGTTGCTTTGACAGAAACTTACCTACCAAATATAACATTAGCGTTACTTTTGAAGGGAGAGACACTCGATAAATATGTGACGGAATTAAATAATGAGATAATTGCAGATGTAAATTCTCATTTTGTTATTTATTTATCTATTTTAGTGTATTCGGAAAAACATTCGGTAACAAGAATTTTATTAGAAAATACAGAGATAAGTAACATTGAAGAAGGAAAAAATTATTATACTATTAAAGCATCTGGGTTGTTGAAATTAAAAAAGGGAGACTCCTTCCCAAAAGTAATAGTAGAAACTCATGACAGTGTGATTTTAGACAGAGGAAGTTTAGTTACAATATCAAAATTTTAAAGTAAAAGTTAAAATTTACAGTCTCTGGGTTTACTTGGAAAAAAGTTAGAAAACCCTAAAGTCTGGGTAGGTATCCAGCCAAAATTAATAGGGAAAAATTCCCAGACTTAGTTTTGCTCAGAGACTATTAAATTAAATATTATTTTTAATTAAAATTAAAAATTGAAAACTTTGAAAATTGCAGTTTTTACAGTCTTGTCCTCTGCTCGAGAAAAAGTACAAAAAATGTAAAGTCTGTGTAGGTATCCAACCCAAAATAAATAGAGAAAAGTTTCCAGTCTCTCTTTCTCTTGAAAGTTATTAAATTAAATATTATTTTTAATGAAAATTAAAAATTGAAAACTTCCAAAAATCCTTTTTTTACAGTCTTAGTTCCCACTCGAGAAAAAGTACAAAAAATGTAAAGTCTGGGTAGGTCCAACCCGTTTTAATAGGGAAAAATTCTTAGTCTCTCTTTTGCTTGGGAACTATTAAAATAAATATTTATTTTAATCTAAAATTAAAAACGAAAACTTTGAAAAATGTAGTTTTTCCAGTCTTAATCCCCACTCGAGAAAAAGTACAAAAAATGTAAAGTCTGGGTAGGTATCCAACCCGTTTTAATAGGGAAAAGTTTTCAGTATATCTTTCTCTCGAAAGTTATTAAATTAAATATTATTTTTAATAAAAATTAAAAATTGAAAACTTCCAAAAATGTAGTTTGTACAGTCTTGCTTTTCACTCGGAAAAAAGTTAGAAAAACCCAAAGTCTGTGTAGGTATCCATTCCATTTTAATAGGGGAAAAGTTTTCAGTCTTCTTTCCACTCCAAAGTTATTAAAAATAATATTTATTTTATTAAAAAATAAATTAAGTTACTCCAGCATGATAATGACTGTTTGAAATAAATCCATTGCACCAACCACAGTTCCGGTTTTTGCCAATGGCTCTTCTTCTTTGAGATTTATTACTTCTATCTTCAAAGGAAGGCTGTCGCAATCATATGTTGCAATACCATTTATTCTTGTTATTTGTATGATACGATCGTCAAATATAGTTTTTAATGGTCTCTTGTATGGATAAGACCTAAAATTTTTAATATCATTATCTATTCCTCTTCTAGTTTGAATGCATACCCATTTTAATTTATCTATTGTAGTAGTTGTTCCAATAGGAAATCTGTCATTCTGTGTCACGACAACCAAGTATTTAGGTTCTCCAAATGTTTGAGTTTGAATAGATGCTTTGTAAATAGAATTATTTTGCATTTCCCTTATCTTTGTGAAATAAATTCCTTCAAAGAATTTATCAGCTGCGGCATAAATTTCATTCTTTGTCTTTGCTACTTGTCTAATACAAACTTCATCATTTTCATCACATAGTCTTGCATGTGCAGGACGTTTTCCAAATATTTCATCTAAATGCTCATTGTTGTGAACAATATGTTTTATAGAAGGATAACTTCTATCTGAAGTAGGCATTATACGGGTATCTCTTGCCTCGAGAGCATAGTCATCGTCAAGTAATCTATATTTAGAAGTGCTCATTTATAAGACTAATAGGTAAAGTTTTAAATATAAAATTATTATATGCTATTTATAAATGATTAGCGGTTGTGAATTATCGCAAAGAAACCTGAATAGGCTCAAGCACTTTGGTCATTTGCATACTATCGAGCAGAGACTAGCCTTATGTATTGCATTATTAAAATGTGGACACACTTTCAATGATGAAATTTTTAAATATCTAAAGAATAATAAGAGTGAATTGGAAATTATTGATTCTCGAGAAGAAGCAAACAGTGCAGAACTACAGGCGATTGAAAATTTTGAGTCTGGGAAGATAAATAAAAATGAAGCTTTGGATATATTTATACTTTATAACCACGAACCTTCTTCCGATCTTATACCTGAGACTATAGAAATTACAAGTAACATGATGTCTCCAAATTTATCTAAAAACAGATTTGCTGAAAAATTATTTGACAAAAGAACTTTTAGTAAAACACCCCCTCCTGTTAAGGCTGTAAGTAAGTCACCTTTTTTGTTAGAAGCTGAAAACCCAGTTCCTTCTTTTCAAAGCAAGTCTGCTAGTAAATCTCCTTTTGTTGAAAATGATGTTAAACCATCATTTTCTTTTCAAAGCAAGTCTGCTAGTAAATCTCCTTTTGTTGAAAAAAGTAGATCTCCTTCTGCTTTACGAGTAGCATCAGCAGCATCTCATATCAGAGAAGAAAATGTTCCCTTTGCAAGTTTAATAAATGAATCTAAGTTTTCTGCTGGAAGTATTAAAAATGCATCCAATGTAGTTCAAAATGAAATAGAAAATAAGGTACCAAGTTTTATCCAAGAAGTTAAACCTAGTTCTTTACGATTATCAGCATCTCCTAACAAAGAAGAGAACGTAGAAAATGTCCCTTTTGCAAGTTTGTTAGCAGAATCTAAGTTTTCTGCTGGAAGTATTAAAACTGCGTCCAATGTGGTTCAAAATGAAATAGAAAATAAGGTACCTATTTTTATCCAAGAAGAAGCTAAACCTAAATTAAATGATGGGGCAAAACAAGAATTCGATACTTCTTGGGAAAGTATATATGATATTCAAATAAATGATGGCGAATCTGGGTTTTATATGGAGGATATAATTAACGGATTAGCTGAAGATCCACTTACTGAGGAAAAAGTTAAAAGACTTCGTTCTCATCCTGATCAAAAACTAGTTAAAAGTACAGTAGGCGAGAAACGTTACAAAGATATTGAAAATTTCGGCAAAAAGGAATTAAATATTAATCTCGAATCCAAGCCTGCTAAAGAACGGAATTATTACACTCTCCGATATGATATGTATGATAGTGCAATGAAAAAGGAAGAAGGAACGCATTATAACCTCACTGAAATAATAAAAAATTTATCAAAGGATCCACTTACTGAAGAAAGTATTAAAAGACTTCTTTCTTATCCTGATCAACAATTTATTAAAAGTGCTATAGGCGAGGAACGTTATGAAGAAATTAAAAAATTTAATGATAAAGAATTAGAAGAAGAATTTAATGAAATTGCAGATGAATTAAATGGTAAAATTGAATCCGAGTTAAACTCTGAGGATGAAAATTGTGAAAATACTTGTAAAACAAAGACAAATGAGAAAGATATAAAAAGGTGCGATGTAAAATGTCAAAATAAATTTAAAGTATTTAAAATTGCAGCATCTATCGGATTATTATCAGCATGTGCTTTATTAGTAAGTACTATACGTGAAGCTAATAAAAATACAACTTATGCTGAAGCAGTTGAAATGTTAAAAAATTCATCTATTAAAATTAATTCTGAATTTAATAATAAAATTGAATTTTTATATGGACTAACTGCTTATGAAATAATCCCAAAAAAGAATATTATAAATTCAAAAATTATTTATGAATTCTTTGAAAAATTAAAAGACAATAAAGATATAATAATTTCGACAGTGAGTGAACCAATTGAAAAAGTAGTATATGACATATTTGACAAATATCCTGATTTATATAATGATCTTGTAACTACTATATATGAAAAGTATAATGATGCTTGGGCACAATATGGATTACCAGAAAACAAAGATGTTTTATTAGAACAACCTAATTATTTTAATTCATCGAATAATCCCCAAACCTCATTTACAACTTCCCCCAAACAACCTTCTCTAAAAATTAAAGGAAAATCTTTTAATACAAAAACTGTAACAGAAAAAACTATAATGTTACCAGACGGAGACAATAATTTTGATGTAATACAAAACACTGTAAATACAAGACCGATTATAACTTCTCCTAAAATACAAAATACAGGAGAAAAGAAAAATAAAAAGAATAAGAATAAAAGTCCGCCTAGAAAGAAGTAATTAATTGATTAAACAATAATAATTTTCTCATCAACTATTTGTTGAAATACTTCTAATGCATTACTTACATTTTGTAAATAAATGCTGGTCTTGTTTACCTTGAGAATATTTTGATAGTAATTAAAAACACTATCAGAGTCGGTAATACACTCATAATTATTTCTTATAAATTTATTATTTTGTACATCAAGGACATCTACTGCTTGACCTTTAGAACACATACCTGGAGCTTGTCCATAGATATAAAGTTTTGCTCCATTGTACCATAAAACTATTCCACTAGGATAAATTGTACCTATGAAACTATTTTTATATGCATAAAGATCTACTCGAGTACAAGAATTAGAATCTACCAAACACATTGGTTTCAAAATTACAGGAGAAACTAATTTCGTTGCTGTGATGTACCCCAAGAAAGCTGCTGTGAGTAATACTATAAGTCTTGTGACAACAAATTCTGGTGTCATTTTATATTATTTTTAAGAAAAAATAATTATATATATTTCCCAAGCAAGCCAGCACTTATCTTACCAAACCAAATTAATTGAAAACTTTTATTTTAAGGTTTCTCAGTCTATCTTTCACTCGGAACCTATTAAATTAAATATTTAATTTATTCAAAAATTAAAAATGAAAACTTTCAAAAAACCCATTTTTTACAGTCTTATTCTCTGCTTGGGAAAAACTTCAAAAAACCTAAAGTCTGGGTAGGTATCCATCCCGTTTTAATAGGGAAAAATTTACAGTCTTTCTTTTACTCGAAGACTATTAAATTAAATATTAAATTTATTCAAAATTAAAAACTTCCAAAAAATCTATTTTTATAGTCTTACCTTTGACTCGAGAAAAACTCTAAAAAACCTAAAGTCCATATACCTATCCATCTCTGTTTAATAGGGAAAAATTCACAATCTCATTTTCACTCGGAGACTATTAAATTAATTATTTATTTTAATCAAAAATAAATTTAAAAAGACTAATTCATTAAGCTTTCTATCTTTCTGAACTCTTTGTTTGCTTCGGTAATTATTTTGTCGAATTTAATTAACATGGAATAATTATTCTTATGTTTAGTGTAGTCACTTAACAAAGCAGTGAATTTGTTGTCTATCTGTTTCTTGCTTTCCTTGAAGTTTTCAATTTGTTTTAAATGTATCAGGAACAAGTTCTCTCGGAAAGTATTTCGAATCTTTTTTATGTCTTCTTTGTATGTAGCAAGTTTTTCTATGAAAGAAGGAAGCTCGATAAATACATCTAATGTTTGCCCTGGTTCTTTGTTATAAACAATATAAGAATCAACCTCATTGTGTCTGTTTATCACTGTGATAGAATTACCAACTATTGCAAGTTTATATGGTATATCTCTGACTGAAGATTTAAATTTCTCAAGCTGTACAAAGTTAGTCCAAATTATACTTTCAAGTTCAGATCCTATATTGATAGGCTTAAACAATTCTTCTATTTTTACTTCTGAGTCAACGGGTTTCGAAGGAGTTACTTGTTGGATTTGTACACCTGGGATTCCAAATTCTTCAATTGGTCCGAGTTTGTAACTACTAGGGACATAAATTAATACATATTCATTTTCATATAATACTCTGATAAAGAGTATTCTATTTTCCCAGATATAAATCTGCTGAGGCTTCAACCCTTCTTTTTTTAGAATATCCATTTTCAAAACAAAAAGTCTTAACTTTAAAAAGCTTTGTTTATAACAAGAAATAATACAAAAAATAAAACTACTTGTATTGATCTAGCTACTACTGCACTGCCCTTAGAGTAACTATCAATTATTTTTACCAAGGGAGGAAGAGTAAGAACGAAAAATATACAGCAAGCTATAACTGCACTTTTTGCTAATTTAAGAAGGTCACTCTTCTTTTCTTCTTTAGGAGGCTCTTCTGTGGTTGTTTTTACAGGCTTAAATATCTGATTGGCAAAGTCAAGATCTTCTCTTTTGCTCGGAATATCTGTACTTTGACTTGATGAAATCAATAACATTTGTAGCACGGTATTTTTAATCTTTTAAGCACTTAAAAGCTCTGAAAAACAGAGTTTAAATCATAATGCCACCCAAAAGCGAAGCAGTGTTAATTATAAACAAGATTCCTTTAGACAAACCTTATGAAATTAAAGAATCTTGCTTAGAACGAACCAATACTTTATACTTGGAACTGTTGGAAAATAAAAAGAAGGTCATTCCTGCTTTGAAAGATAAAGATTTTGTTCCCAAGGTAAAGTCTTCTCCGAAGAAAGAATATACTCCTTTGAAAAGCACTTCTACTTTTAAAAGTCCTCCCAAAAAATCTGCTACTAAGAAAACACCTGAGGGTCCTAAAATCGTATTTAATGAACCTAAGAAAGAACCTCCTACTCTTTCTGAAATTAGAAAATCTGCTCCTGTATATACAACAGAAGGATTGAGACAAATAGACTATGTAACTAACTCCGAAGAGATGGAAGCAATTCGTAAGAAAGAATTACTCTGGGAGTTTAATTTGTTAAAAGAAATTAATAAAGATGCTGACATTCCTAATTACACGGAGTATTCAAATCTTGCTTCTATGGAAAGTGATTACAAACGAATTTCCAAATCTTTGAAGCTGAAGAATACTGTAAAGAATTGGAAGCAGTATTTACAATACTTATTTCTTGCTACTGAAGTTGGTTTGAAGAAGTTTGCTGGTATCGAAGAGATGGATGGCTATGCTTCTTATCAATCAAGTAACATAGAAATATATAATGAAGTGCTGTATAAGGCAGCAGAGAAATACTCATTAGTAAATATTGCAGAGTGGAATCCTATTGTTCTTTTAGTAGGATTAATTATTCTTCAAACCGTGGTATTTATTATAGGGAAGTTTGCAGCAAAGTCTTTCTTTACTCATGAAATTTTAAGTAATATAAAGCCAAAGGAAACTAAACCTGCTGCATCAGCTAAGAAGATGAAGGGACCTATGAAAAAGATGGATTAAATTATATTTTAATTAAATCAAATGGATTATATAGTTACTCAAAACAAACACCTTCCTCCTGTGCTTCAAAGCAATATAGTTTGTGATTATAAAAAGAATGGAGCTAGAACTTCCTGCGAGTATCTTACAAGCACAGAAAGTAAAGCTTATTTTTTCCCTGCAAGATCTCTCAATATGATACAAACATATAATGGTCAAATAATCAGACCTGCAGGATATGACGGGACATTTGATTACAATAGATTAGGATATGATACTTCTTACTATTACAACACTCCGACGGTAAATACGTTAATTCGAGGAGGATTAGATCCAGGAAAAATAGATGAATTGGTTTCACAGTGGTATTAATTGAAAAAATATTTTAAATCATATGTAAAATATAAATGGTTACAACATTTCTTCCTTATGAAGACTTTGTTCTTTCGGTCAGAGTTTTAGATAATGCTCGACTGGGGAAACAAAGATTAGAAGCAAATCAGATTATTAAAATTTTAGAAGTGTTAGATGAAGGTAATTCCGTTGGGAAACGAGGTTACAGCAATCATCCAGCAACAAAAATGTGGATAGGGTATACCGATGCTTTGAAAGTTTATTATAACACAGTAATCGAGGAATGGATAAGACGAGGATACAATAACAGTATGGAGACTTACGAAGATTTACCTAAGAAAATTAAGATGCCTTGGTGGTTAGGTAATGTAGATTTTCATAAATCTCATCAAGCAAGTCTAGTCAGAAAGAATGAGGAATTCTATTCTAAAAAATTTCCTGATTTGGAAGTAAAGTATTTAAAATTAGGTTATGTATGGCCAATATCAGAAGGAGTAATAGAGTTTGCCGAAATTACTTATAAAGCTGATAAGAAACTTACAGGAGAAAAGATTAAAAATCCACTTACCGGGAGAATGATTGCAATAGGAGGAAAAGTATACAACGAGCTCGTTGGGAAAGGATTTATTAAAAAATAATTAAATTTTTATTATAAAAAATAAAAATAATAGTTTTTATTTGTGCATGATGATATATGCTAAAATATGCAACAAACAATCAGAGACGTCATCTGCCTTACCGTATTTCTTTCTTGTAAATACCTCATTTATTCCTTCGGTATCTTTTCTTAATTCTAAAATTTTTTTAACAGTCTCTGATGCCCAGGTTTTTCTCTCTTTGTTGCCAAGTCCTTTAGGAGCACCTAATACTTGAGTTTTATGAGTACTTGGGAATAAAATTATTTCTTTATTTTCAAAGTAATTAATTAATAAAAAAGATCGTAAGTGATATTGAAGCTGCTCTGCTTTAGGATTACTTTTCATCTGTTTTTCTATCACAAAACAATCTATTTTATCTAGAAGCTCTTTTATACTCGATAAAAACCTTGTTAGCTTAACTAAGTTAGAATTAGATACCAAAGTTACATGTCTATCAACTGTTTTCTCTACCTTTTTCTTCTCAAAGCTTTCTCCAGAAAGTAAACATGCTTCTTCCTTTCTGTTTTGAATTTTTACTTGACTATTTTTCACCTTCATTACTACTTTAATATCATTGTCAGTGCTAAGATCTACTTTGTTTACATATACTCTTCTTCCTGATTTGACCAAGTTATTTAAATATTCTTGAAACTCGTCTGTGGGTTCACCTGATTTTTTATATTTATTTTTTACTTCGCATTTGGGAATTTCTTTAAACTCTTCAACCCAAATTGCAAAATTCTTTAATCCAATATCGAATCCTGCGATATACATTTTATATTTAATTAATTAAATATTTAAATTATTAACTCTTTTTTATTACATAAAGTGCAAATTTCGTTGTAGAGTGTTACCAACACTACTTCGGAGATATCTACTGTACTAGAGTACTTCTTACTCGATATTTCTATCTTTTTATATTTCAAGAAATAAAGTACAGCAGCTTTTGCAACGTCCTGGAATTTACTCGTAGGAAATATACTCTTGTCTTTGATAAGATTGTAAAGTTTAATTACTTTCTCTGTGCTTTCTTCATTAATATTAAATTTATCCATTATATCTTTAATAAAATTCTCAGGAGAGACATCTTTTAATTTTAAAAGATCTCTGTTACAATTCTCCTTGAAATATTTAATTCCGTGTGCTGCATCTTTAGTACTTAGATTTTCAAATTTTTGTAAAAGCTTTTCATGAGTTTGAGGGTTACCTAATAACTTATAAGCATCAAAAACACAAGCAAAGATAATAGTCTTTCTTGGCTTGGATCGTTTAATTTTACCCTCATTAATAGATTGATAAAGAACATCTGCAGTATTAATAACATCAACAGGAAATCCCATCCTTTCTAATTCTTTCTTAATACCACTCTCTTGAGTTTTTTTATATTGACATCTAGACTGATCTTCACTTGAATCGAAATTTCTCCATTCTTGATCTCTGCAGATGTTTTCGAACAGATTTTTTCCACATAGTCTACAAAAGGTAGTAGTGTTCTCCACAAAAGTAACCTTGTGATCGCACACAGAACTATCAATTGGAGCAGACCAGATCTCGACCTCTATATCTTCTTTATTATCCATTTTTAGACTTTGTCTTAAAAATTTATTTATAAATCAATTTATAAATGACTAAATACCAAGAATTAATCAAGGATTATATTCTACTTTTTGGGGAAGAGGTTGAATCTAGAATAAATATTTATAATCCCAAGAGAGACTCTTCCTTAGATACAACTGATAAATTAAAAAGGCAATTAGGAGAAATATTTATCTCAGGATATGCTCGAGTTTGCAGTAATCATCCTACTATAATGGAACCAGACGATAATTATTCAGGACCAACTATGGTTTATCCTCTAGAAGGAGAACTTTCTAGAAAATATAAGTGTTCAACTGATGAAGGATTTCAATATCCTGGTTTGAAGTTGAATAACAGAGCAGATACAAAGAATACTATTCCTTATTTTCCTTGTTGTTTCTCAGAGGATCAAATGATGAAAACTAATTCATATAGATATGTGTATGAAAACAATACTACAAAAATAATCAGAGAGAAAAATAAGAGTATTATTCTTGCTGCTAACAAACATCTCCCCAAAGACAGTATTGGTAAACTTCCTATTAATATTCTAAGGATTCTAAATAATATTTATCCAGAAGCATTACCCTTTAGAACAGATGGTGTTTTTTACCGTAAAGGATTTGACTACAACAAAGATAGTATTTTATATTGTTTGATGGAAGCAACTGAGAGTTTTTATGTTACCCTTTCACCCGAAGATAAAACAATTTACAAAAAATTAGTTCCTGTAGAAAAAGACATTGATTCCGTTAAAAATTTTCTCAGGACAAAAGTAGCTAATAATAATTATGTTCAAAATTATTTTGGTTCAGAAGATGAATTAAAGAATACTATTAATTCGGATTTGAGTTTTGAAAATATGATAATTCCGTTGGAAGAATGTTTCCAAGCTAACATCATTGTGTTCAAAAGAACTAAAATAGAAAAGGAAGGAACTTTCGGGCTACCCTTTTACATGAAAAATTATCTTCAGTATAAAAACAAGAAGAGTAAATTTAGAATTACTATTTTACTCTTCGAGACTATAGGAGGAGAATTTGCCAGGTTAGAGTTCCCTCAAATGGAATTAATTTTTTCAGAAGGAGGAAATAAATATTTCACAGATTCCGTTTTTATTAAAAATATATACAAATGTATGAGTATTTTAACTCGTACCACTCCAAAAGAAATACAATTTAATTCTATGATCTTGAAACAGACTCCAGATATTTATGGTAAAATAAGAGTTCTTACTTTCGAGAACGGAGTTTCTGTTTATACAAATCCCTTGCCGCCTTTACCTTCGAGTGTTATTAGAAATGATTATACTCCTGATAAGTGTTCTAAAACTGCTGCATTGAATTTTTTAATCAAAGAAAACATTTTAGAAAAGGAAATTATTGTTTTTGAAAATAAAGAAATAGGTATTAAAACTAAGAACTTTTATATTCCCATAATTCCTGAAAATACTCTTCAAGCAGATTCTAAAGTGATTCCTTATCCTGTTTTTAATGAAGAAAGTAATATGGAAAGATTCAATAGATTAACTAAGACAGCTAGATATTTAGTCGAGTACACTACAAGAGCATATTCCAAATTCCTTAACGACAGGGACTCAACAGAATCTTTAGTAAGAGAATTTTCAGAAAACTATTTTATAGTAAGACCTACAGAGTATCCCCTTGTCCCGAGAGAATTTAAGGATAGTGTCCCAGGTATGCTAGAAGATGGGAAAATAATTGTATCTAACTCTGAAAATAAAAACCGATTAATTTATGCATTAAAATTAAAAATAAAATCTGGATTAGATATTAAAAATTTTAAAAATCTGAAATTTATTGTAGAATATTTCAAGAACATAGATGACTTCAAAAAAAGTAGCGACAGGATACTAAAAGGAGTAGAAGATGTTATGATTCTTGCAAAGTCATTTGAACCTACATATATAGTTCACAGTGTCCCAGTAGAAGAGAAACTATTCTTTTTGAAATTAGATGAACAAGTGTTTTTAGCAAAACATGTTCCTGCTCTTCCTAAGACTAGAGATTATACATATGTAGCATTTAATTCACCTGAAGACTTTGTTGTCTATTCTCCAGACCGTTCTAGAATTTTTTTACAGTATAAAGTAAACTATATATTAAAAACTTTAGAATTATTCCATTGGACTATTAATTAAATGGATAAACGAACTTTAATAATTATTATCGGAGTAATAATTCTACTTGGGATATTTGTGTATTACTTTACTTCAAAAACACCCACTTCTTCCTGTGGTAAAGATGAGAAATTTATAGACGGAGTTTGTAAGAAATTATGTTCAAGTACTCCTCCACAGGATAATTGTAATTATCTTTGTGACAGTTTTACAAATGTCTGGGAATGTGCATCTTGTAAAGCAGGATTTACAGGAGAAAATTGTCAATGTAATAAACTCGATGACAATAAAGAATGTGGGTATACTTCAATTTGTAATTCAGACGGAAGTTTTTCATACGAAAAAAAGAATACATGTGATGATCATTGCTCTAAAGTGTGTCCTTTGGGGCAAGTTTCAGTATGTAAAGATGGAGATTATTCTTGCGTGAATAAATGCGATTTAACTCCTGCTCCTGATTGTCCTAACCCTCCTACTTGTAACCAAGATACTAATTTTAATTGGGAATGTAATAGAGATTGTCTTTCCGAGAAAGTAGTACCTGATGGACAAAAATGTCAACCTTCTCAACTTACATGTATAAACGGAAAATGGGATTGTAATAATGTTTCTAGCTGTAATGTTGACCCTGATCTTCCTAAAATAATTCCCGAAGGTCAGTTCTGTTCCGAGAAACAATTAACTTGTAATTCTTCTGGTTATTGGGACTGTAATAACAAAGTAGATTGTAATAAATATTCTGGTATAGTCCCAGACAATCAGTTTTGTGATATTTCTCAACTTACTTGTGAAACAGACACTGATAATTGGGATTGTGAAAATAGATGCGATTGTAATCATCCAGAACATTGTCCTCCTCAAGTACCTAATAACCAGCATTGTACAAATGCAGTTTGTAAAAATAGTAAGGATTGGGGTTGTAATAACAATTGTTTACCAGGTTGGGAGGGAGAATATTGTAATTGTGAAATTTCTACTGCTCCTATAACCAATACTTGTAATGGAGACGGAATTCAAATTCCTATGTGTATTAGCACTCCAGATTCAGGATATTATAAAGTAGATAATGCTTATAGTTGTATAGATGTTGAGAACTATGCAAGAAAACAAGGAACTACTACGAGTCAACTTTGCTCTGGTTGCGATGGGTTACTTGTTTGTGATGATTCACAAGGAATTCCTAAATTAGCTTGTCAAAAAACTTGTCCTGCAGTTCCTGACTGTAAGAATTGTGATGGAATTTGTACTTGTGATTTTACTACAGATTATAAATGGACTTGTAGTAAACAAGCTCTTAGTAAAGGAGGATGTCCTCCTCTTCCTGTAAAAGAAAATGGAAAGGGAGGATCTACTTGTATTCGAACTGACGGGAGCACTTTTGACCCTATTTGTATTTCTTGTGGGGATAAATGGATTAATTATTGTCAAGGTAACTCTTCAGCTTTACCTTTTGAATGTATACAAAACAATGTTAATTACTACGGCAATATTAAAACAGATACTTCTGATCTGGGATTCTACTACAAAAATCAAAATGATACTCTTCCTGTTTATCCTGTTATAGACAATGAAATGTGTATGTCAGGTAAGGTTGCTTCTGATTATTTAGATTCTGATAAAGTTATAGGTCAAGCATATAAAGCAGTTCCAGTTTACAAGGGAAAAGCTAATTTATTACATACTTCTTCTGGAGATCAACTTATTCCTTATAAATATACTTATCCTTATACTAAGAATCAGTGTTTGTGGCAAGATCATATCAAATGTAAAAACAATGGTATCTTTAGACAATACTGCGGAGATCATGTTTGTACAGAAGAAGATGACTATGACTCCAGAACATTAGATGGATATTGTGAATGTACTACGTATATTGGATTTGATGGAGCAATCCATACTTATACAGGAGATGATTGTAGCAAAAGTGTGAATAATTGCTTTGCTGCTGATGATATATATGCCAATTCTGCAATGCAAGGTCACACTGTTTTAATGCCTTTAGATTGCAAATATAATAGATTCGATACGCTTGATAAAGAGTTCGTTCTTTACCCTATCTTTATTATACAATCAACCAATCCTGACGGAACTATAAAAATAAAAGATAATATGTTTGGGATCCCTACTGTCTTTGGAGTTAATCAAAATATTTATCCTCAGTGTTCAGAAACTGCTCCTCTAAACTATACCGGAGATCCAAAATGTGGTTACATAGTAAGTCCAGACTTTGAAATTCAAGATGCTGATACAGGAGTAATTTTGAAAGTTAAAAATTATAATTATTGGCTCAGTTTAAATAATTACGTTACTGATCCTAATCTTGCAACCAAATACTTTTTCTATGATAGCTAATTTCACGCCTGTGTTAGGCTCACTATTGATTTCCTCCTGTATAGTAATATTCTATATATCAGTTTTAGATTACTATGACTCTCAAAGAATGATTGAAGAGTTACTTCGAACCGTAGAAATTTCCAAAAAAATAAATTTAGTTTTTGAATTTCTTTTTACGGGTTATTTAATTTGTTTTTTCATGGAAGAAAATGTAATTGCCAATTTATTTAATTTTTTAATCTTTTTCTTGGCTTTTCATTTCTTCAATAAATGCTGTAATAATTCAACAATTATAAAAAAAATATTAAATTTAACAGACTGTATGACAAAAGAAGTAATATTTAAATTTATCGATGTAAAGCCTATTCCGAATCATGTAGTGAGTAGGTTAAAAAGTCTCAAGGACAATGAATGCTGTATATGTTTTGAAAACATCTCCGAGACAGATTTCAAAATATTAAACTGTGGACATTACTATCACAGTGAATGTGTACAAGACTTAAATAAATGTCCTATTTGTAGAATAAATATATAAAATAAATGGAGGGCAAATTATTGATACTTAAAAACTATCTAACAGTCTTAGGCACAGCAGGACTTACATATTTTATTTACAAGGAATACAAAGATAATAAAAATGAATTGGAAAATTGCAAATCAGATAATGAAAAATTCGACTACCTTGCAAAGCCAAAGAACAATGTTAAAATCACCTTGATTGTATCTTTGATTATTTCTTTATTCGTGTGCTTCCAGATAAAAAGATACGAAACAGCATCAATAGATATGGTATTAGATGTGTTTGAAAGCGCTCTGATTATATTTTTTATTAATTACTGTTTCTTACAGCCATGGTTACCGGAAGTGAAGAAGATAGAAAATGATACTTTAGAGTACTTTAAAACCAAATTAAATGATGTAGAATATGATAACTCTGATTTAGAGTTTACAATAAGACAATTAGAGAATAAAATAAAATTACTGGAGAAAAGTGACTCACAGAAGAGTGACTCACAGAAGAGTGACTCACAGAAGAGTGACTCACAGAAAAGTGACTCACAGAAAAGTGACTCACAGAAAAGTGACTCACAGAAAAGTGACTCACAGAAAAGTGACTCACAGAAAAGTGACTCACAGAAAAGTGACTCACAGAAAAGT